GGGCAAAGAATCTGATAGATGAGCGAGTGCAACGACAAATCCAACAGTCCTATCGACCCTAAGTTCCTTATTTCCCTGCTCGTAGGGTTGGCTGTGCAGGCAGGTGGTATTGTTTGGTGGGCATCCAAGCTACAATCGGAAGTCCAGCACAACGATTTCCAAATCAAGATGATCGCTAAGGACGTGGCTAAGAACTCAGAGTTCACCGAACTGTGGCCTGCTGGCAAGTGGGGGAGTGGCAGTCTCCCTAGTGATGTTCGTCAGGATTTAAAGATATCCATGCTTGAATTAGATGTAGAGAAAATAATGGAAAAGCTCTACAATGGCCATACACCCCCTAAAAACTAAATACCGCCCTATCGCTGTGTTTTTGTTGATAGGCAGTTTTGTATTTAGTAGTATTTTACTTTACCTAGCCGCCTCTGTTGTTTTAATACTAAGCTCATACCCTGACTAATGCCTAACTACGATTACCGATGTCGCCTTTGTGGGAACACCTTTGAAGTGTTTCAGTCCATGAATGACAAGAAGCTCAAGAAATGCCTTGATTCTGCCTGTGGTGGCGAGGTAGAGCGTCTTATAGGGACAGGTTCATCAATTATATTCAAAGGCTCTGGCTTCTATTCTACGGACTACAGAAGCCCTTCCTACAAACGGGATAAGGCCGCAGACCGCTCAAAATAACTCGTCGTTTGCGTTTACTGCAAAAGTTAGTTATTTTATCAGAATAACTTTCTGAAATTATGTCGAGATCACTAGGTAGCCGTATTCGTAGAACACGCAAGCAGAGGGGCAAGAGCGCACCCCCACTTAAAGTCAGTATGGGGGGCACAGCTAAACGGGGTAGGCAAGCCCCAGGCACACCCCGCACACCGAGACGTGCCGCTCCTTTATCTAAGGCGGCACAGAAAAGTGCAGCAGATACAGCCCAACGCATGAATGAGATGGGGGCTATAAGGGCACAACAATCGGCTCGACCACAGCCCCAAGCCTCTAAGGCTCCGGCACCTATGGCGTCCCCCAAATCTACGGCTACAACAGCAGCAGATTTCGCTGATGTTGGTTATGGCACTTCCATGAAACCATCTACGGCTACGACTGCACAAGATTTAGCTGATGTTGGTTATGGCACTTCCATGAAACCATCTACAGCGACAACGGCAGACGATTTAGCTGATGTTGGTTATGGCACAGCTACAAAACCAGCCCCACAAGAGTCTGCTATGGGCACACTCCGCAGCCGTATTGCTGGTGCAGCAGTATCTCCGGTATCGGTTAAGCCTATTGAATCTGCGACACCGGACCCAGATATCCCCGTTCCCGATGTGTTTACGGACGTATCCCTTGCGGACATACCGGAAGGAGCCGCACTACCGGATATCCCAGTAACTCCACAGCCTGCGTTTAATACAGGGGAACAAAGGGAAGCCTTTCAAGGGGCACTTGATGCAACTGTAGACAGTCAACTGGAGATGCTTCAACGTGGCGCGGATATACAAGGTTTATATCCTGGCGATCCACTTTACCCTACTAAGGAGAGCGTGAGTGCTAATGTCCAAGCTCAGTTGGAAGCATTAGCTAATGACCCTGAAGCACAGATGGAATTTTTAAGAAAAATGAATGAGCCAGATATTTTTGGTTCCTCTCTCCTTGAGCGTTCTCCCGAAGGAGGCTTACTGGGTGGTGGCTAAATTAGTCCCTTGACCCCCCTTAAAATTCCGTTTATCTTTTTATACGTTACAGGAACTAGGTTGCTCTAGCCGTTCAATTTAGTTCAGGTTCCTGTAATAACATATCCAAGAAGCCTGTGTGGTTGCTCTAGCCCGCCCTAAGTAGTTCTAAGTAACAGGTTTCACACTGAACTAGGCTATTTCCCGCCTATGGGAGATGGCTTGCACCTAACTATTATTACACGGATCGCTACGCCTATACGGGAGCGGTCTGCACTAACCACTTAACCATATTTAATAAAATGGCTGTTAATACATCATGGTCAAATGACACCGCCGCGATTAATACCGTCCTCGCTGAAGAGGCAAACCGTATCGGGTCAGATGTCCACAAACGCATACTACACACTTCTCCTTGGATTGACTTAATCAAAAAGAGGAGCTTCCCCGATGGAATGGGTTATCAACTCACTTCATTGGTTTATGATCGTTCAGTTCCAACTTACGATGACGAAGGAGCTAACTTAGCGACTCACAACACTTGGAAGGCTCTTGGAGTTAATGGTGGTTCCAATGATTTCGGAACTTCTCAAGTTCAGGGTAACCAAGGCATCGCTGGTGCTATGGAGACGCAGAATCGTTTCGCCGCTGGTGATTCTACAGGAGCTACTGACGGCATGGGTTTCATTTCCGTGAGCAAGGTTCTCCACACCTACTCACTGAAGAGGCTCTCCCTTGAGTCCCCTGTTATCTCCCTTGAAGACCTTAGATTTGCGGCTCACCGCACTGAGCAGCTTCGCGCTATTGTTGATCTTCTTTCCCAAGCCTCCAGGCATTCTTGGGAAGAGCGTTATCGCATGGAGTTTGATCGCCTTGCCGGAAACATTGTTCCTTGCTTGACTTCAGGGACCAAGATTTACGATACAATTGATATTAGTGCTTCTACCAAGAAGTCAGGTACTAATACAGATGCTGTTGATTTCAATAATGACTTTGACTCTTCTGGTGTCGCTGCTGACAAGACACCGACTGCAAACATCTCCAACGCAATCTTGGATAAGATTTACTATAACCTCGTCCGTAAGGGTGGTGGTGCAGATGCCTATGGCCGTGAAAATGGTCGTCCTGTATTTGGTCTTGTTTGCTCTTCGGAGGCTTCTTACCAGCTTCAAACTGAGGCCGGTTTCCGTGACGATGTTCGTTACAACAAGTCTGCTGTTAGCGACCTAATTGCACCTCTTGGAATTGAAAAGGCTTTCCGTGGTTTCTACCACTTGATTGACGACCTTGCTCCAAGGTTCAATTCTTCTGGTGATGTGGATCTTGACCTTGTGTCTCCTTATTCACAGTCTGCTGGTGTAACTACCATGAATTCTGCTTATGACACTGCTACCTTTGAGGCTGCATACGTCATCCACCCAGAAGTCTTTGAGTCCCTTATTCCTGCACCATTCAGTGCTGGAGCCGGTGTCGATTTCGACGCTGCTTCATTCGCGGGTGAATTCAAGTGGACCAACATCAAGAGTGTTGATAAGAACCCTGACGGCCACAACGGCTTCTTCAGGGGTCTCCTTGCTTCTGCTTCCAAGCCGATCAAGACCGACTTCGGTTATGTGATCGTCTTCAAGCGGGACAGCACTACTCCTGCTGCTTAATCTAAAGCGGGGTTCCTCGTAAAGGGGAACCCCGCATAATTTAATTCAACAAATATAAAATTATGCCAACTTTAGATGATATAACAATTCTTCAGACTAACTCCAAAGTAGCTATCAACGACCCAGTTGCGGTTGTTGATAAAAGCTCCTCTGGATCAAGCCGAGTTGAGCAGTTTCCTTTGGGCTTAATTGCTCAAGGATTTACTACTGCTTGGGTTATTAATTATGATAACCCTAACTTTACTGGGAATTCGGAAACTGCCGCTAGTACTATAGCTCAAACAATAGATTTACATACTTTTAGTTCTACTGAAAGACTTACGAAAGTAAGGGCTGTTGTGACTGAGCTATTTGCACCCGCTTCTGGTGAGACTAGTAATGGAATGACTATTGATGTAGGGGAATCGGGAGATACCGATAACTTTATTGATGGAATGGATGTTAGAACAGGAAGTGCAACTCTTTACTCTCAAGCAGATAACTCTGGCTCTGGTTTAAGTGGAACTATTGCATCTCCAGCGATAGACGATCCTGCTGATCAAGTGTTGAAGTTTACGTTAACTGTAGGTAGTTCCGATAATTCGGTTCACATTAATGATTTAAGTGCGGGGCAAATAGTAGTTTTAGCTGATTTATATGATCTTGCTGACTACAAAGATTGCGTCCCAAAATTAGGCACTCTATAATCAGTAACAATCCATAATTCACAAGAATCCCCGATCCTCTAACACTAGAGAGGGGATCGGGGTTCTTTATTTATAACCAATTGATACCATGCCTAAAGATCCAAATACTGGAGAAAGACTACGGGACGAAGAAGGAAATATAATCCCTTACGAGGGGGAGACTATGGAAGAGGCTGAAGCTGATGCCCTTTCTACAGAGATGGATTTCCCTGCCAGGGTTGAGTCCTTAATGCTTGAGAAGTCGGGAGAAGAGATGCCTGTTGAGGCTTCTGAAGAAGAGCTACCGGCGGAAGAGGTTTCTGAGGAGCTTACTGAAGAGCAGGTTCAAGAAGCTGCTCAAGCTCTATACGCTCAAATGTATGGGGCAGATGCTCCAGTTGACCCGAATGTTGTCGCCATGATTGCTGCTGAGATTGCAGCTGACCCTTCTATCTTGGCTGATGGCAACATTGTTGCAGCTTTGGAGTTATTACCTAAATTAAGGTCAGATGGAACACCTCCTAACGAGGACCAAATGATCCCTACTTAAAATGAATAATCCATTACAGGGCGGACCCCCGCCAGTTGCCTCCAAGGGGGAGGAGCTTCATGCGGAGCATTCTGATGCCTCGCAGGATTCTAGGATGTCAGCTACTGACCTCCGCGCCGTTCACGATAAGTCCTGCGAATTGGTCAAGATGATTGAGTCCGGCAATTTTGAAGAGAAACTTTCCAAGGGCTGGGTCCAGTCAAAGCTGACCCTGGCCAACGACTACTTAACCGCTATTCATGATTATATTGTCCACGACAAAGAAGCCACCGATTCTCATGGGCATGGGGATGACGGAGGAGAAGGTGGCAACATGAGTGGCGGTTTCCTTATTTCGATTGAGAAAAAACTAGGCAAGTAAAATGGCACTTAGCGCATCCCAGTTAAAGCAAGTTGTATCAGCCCGTGTAACTGGCGTGGGTGCTACTTCAAACCACGTTATTGGCGGGACGAACACGATAACCGATGACGTTGATATTGCTTTTGGTTTCACGATGAAGTGCGGTCATGCCGATAATAGTGTTATACTCAATTACAGGGATGCTTATTCTTCAAACAAACCCACGTTGGAACACAGTAGTGGTGCTAATACCACTATAAATTGTGACCAAAAGATAGGTGCTTTTGAGAGTCAAGAGATCATAGAAGACCCAACTTTTACTGATATTGCTGCAATAACCACGATAGTAGCTATTTACTTTGAAGCCCCTGCCAGTAACAATGGCACGATCAGTATCGCGGGAACTCCTAACGATATAGGTGATGTGGATTTCAGTGCGGCAGGGGGATCATTCCTACTAACTCCACGCTTTACCAACACCACCTCTACCAAGCACGTTATAGATTTTAATGCTATTGGAGACATTCTTAAAGTGATAGTCTTAGGTAAAGGAGCATAACCCCAACACCCATGCCAATATCCTCTAACAGACGGCAACGGGTAATTGAATTCGCAACCCCGAAGGTTGCTGATCTTGTCGTTGTTGAGCGCGTAGATGCCAGTAAGAATGTAAATTCGGCGGCAACCGCTGATGACAATGCTTACGGCACAGCACACCCTGATACTACTCGATTCCCCAACTTCAAGTTAGCCCTTATCAAGAACGGGGATAACGACCAAGGGCAATTTCAGGATTGGTATTATGTAAAAGACCGCGCCAACCAAGATGACTATAATTGGGAGTTCCAAGCGGCTGGCGCAGGTAGCCCACGCTTTGATACCGTTGTCAGGACGTATGTTTTACCCAGAGCCGATGGAGGTGGAACGGGAGGGGTAACTCATTTTGATGAATCACTTCCTGCATTGGCTTCGGCAATGCCTACCACTACAAACGATCCGTTTGGTGACGGCATAGGGGACGCTGATCCGAATACGGACTCTAGTTATATCTTGTTTGAAAAGAAGCAGGTTCGATCTGGTGACGAAACACTAGATACCCTGTTCGTTGTTGAGCAACGGGTTTACGTTAAGCGAGTCACTATTGTAAGTGTTGATTCGGATAAACAGTTTCCATATAGTGGATACAATGCATCTGGTGACCCTTACGGGGGTTTAATTTCTAAGGAGACGCTCTATTATAGAGATGAGGTTGTGTATGCGACAGTCGATTTCTCTGACTCTGAGGAGGATACTGCTGGGATACAAACTGGAGGATTCCGTATTTTCTCCGTGCATAATTCAGATGCCGCCAAAAAGAAGGCTGAGTATATATTTACCGATAAGGATGCGGTTTACCAGTATAATCCAGATGGAGGTTCCTCCCCCTCCACATATAATTTTTGGGGTATTGATCCAAATGGTGTTATGCGTGAGGGCAAGCAGTTGTCCGATAACTGGTATGCATTATCCGAAAGACAAGTAATACGCAAAGACAGCGATGGGTTGGTAGCTGAATATTTCACAAACCAGAACATGAGTTGGCCTGCTGTGTTCAGTAATTTATACGCCACTGTCTGGAACCGTAGGGACGGGGGCAAGCATACAAATGTTTACCCCGTGTATAAGCGCGAGGTATACAATGGCCCTACAAAAACCAAGGTGCAGATTTACTGGCAGAAAGCTCCTTTTTCAGAACCAGACACAGTTGACGATACGGATGTAACTACTTTATGTCTCCTAAAGCCCATGGAGCCTATGGAGATGGAGTTCGTAACACCAAACTGGCGGGTAAAAACAAAGCCCAGTTTGCATGGCATTGTAACTGTAACATATACCAATGGCACTGAAGACCCTGTATGGGACTATGGTGGGTATAAGGCAACGTGGAAGCCTACTAACTACACTGATTGGCCTGATGAGATTGTAATCTCTGATTCTCAGGAAGCCTTTAGGGGAGGCTACCTCCGCACGAAAGTCACGGCATATAAGCCGAACATAACCACTACTGATGATGCCGCCCGTCATAGCACTGACAAGACCAATCCCCCTGTATTAGAGGCCTAATGCCCGAAGAACCTAAAGATTTTCCTCAGAGCGGGGCAGATGGTTCCGGTCAAATTGGCAAGCAGGATTGGGAGTTACCCAATTCTGTATCCGCGCCCCCTGATGGTTTTTCCCCGAACGTGGAGACTGCCTCCTATGGGGGATACGATGAATCCATAACGGATTACCACCCACCCGTTGAGCAGGCATCAGAAAGCCTCCACCCATTTAAGGTAACACGGTATACAAATGAAGATGACGAGGTAAAAGTTCGTGTGCGCCTTGGCAGGTTTTATTATTCAAGCTCAGTGATGACTGTAGCAAAGCTCCCCCCACATGGGCCACATTATGGTGCATTCACTTTGGCACAAGGCGGTGACCCCGAACATAGCCACAACGTAACCATGGATGCTGGATCATCTCATTGGGCGGATATGAATGGAGTGGATCAAGCTGGGATGGGTGGCACTGCCGCGGGTTTTTGGCCTATAAATGTAGGCACTAGGGACGGCGAAGGAGTGGAAACTGGGGGCAAAGCGGCAAATCCCTATTTTACTTTCACGGGGATGGGTGTTTCGGGCTATTTTGAGCAGAATGACACCCTTGGCAAAAGCATCCCTTATGCCTTTAGGTTACCCTTGGGGGTCGAACCAACCACATTCACTGGTCGGGTTAATGAAGCGATTTCGGACTATATTGAGTTTGATTCTATACCGGAGGCTTCTTCTGTGTGGTTCCGTTATGTCCTTGAGGATAACGGGACTTCAATTGATTTAGCCAATTATGAGGCTCAAGATGTGGTCTATGTTAAAGATGTAGTAACTTCAGGTATTCGCGCCCTCCCCACTAATCATGGCCCCCTTCAGCCATTGATTTTAGCTCCACTACATGACGGTAACAACACCGTCCCTGATCTAGTCCGTGGAAATCCTACTGGCTGGGAGACACTACCCCCCGGTATGACTACCTCCACCTTCGGTTCGCCTCCGCCCAATTTAGGTGAGGGGGACGAGGCAGGTGAAGCTCATTATCTTAAAATGGGGTGCTACTATATAAGATTAGCCTCACTCCCACCAGAAGGTGATGAAGAAACTTATGGGGGAAAAGTCCAGCAGGTCATTCACGATAATATTTACCACTCCACGTTTTGGCTTGCAAATAGTGGTGTAGTCCTATCACAGCATGATATTAATGGTAGAGGTTATGGTGCGGCGAACCGCGCTCCTGATCCTGACGCATAACCCACCCCTTGAAATAACCCCGATTTCCCCTATATTAACGAGTCATGCCAGCCAAGACAATTACGCAACTATATGATGAGGATTATCTCAGGGATTTCCTTGAGGCTCCTTATTCTGCTGCCAAGTTCCGTAACGCGCTGAACGAGATAATGCCCCGCATTTACAAGATGGGCTACTGGCGTGAAATGGTTTTAGAGCATACGCAGAGTGCATCTGACGGTTATGTTTCACTGCCCCACAACACTGACAGTATTGTAGGGGCTGTTATTGATAATAACGCAGTTCCGTCACACTCCCTTTGGCATGACTATAGGTTATTTGGGACAAATGACAGTGATGACAATATCCTGTCCGCCTTTATTGATGACGGATACGCCAGCACTTACAGGGATATATCCACGACAGCTGCTGACCAATACCAAATTCAGTTAAAGTCGATCTCGCCTGAGACTTATTTACCCAATGGGGGAACTATAAATGTAGCTGTTCGTTATTCCACAGCCGCCTTACCCGATGGTTACCTAAAGGAGACTATGGTGCTGAACACAGGTTCTGCCACTACAAAAAATTCTACTGCTACAACAATAAACAAAATCCATCAAATTGCGTACAACAATATCCCCGCTGAAAGCGGCGTTCAAATAATAGCAGTTCACCAGGCTCCGTCCCCTTTGACTAATGTCGTTTTGGGCGAACTCCCAGCGGGTTCTGGTGTTCTGCGTTATCGTCGTTTTAGGATAGGGGACACATCTTCCAATTCTTCCGCGCACATGCTACTCAAGCGTCGATGGGTTGACGCAGTAGATAGTTCAGAAACAATCCATGTGCCTGACAGAGCCATTTTAAAACACGCCCTTTTGGGCAAACTTTCAGAAGACAACGCCGATGTACAACGTGCCCAATATCATTGGGGCATATGCAAACAGCTTTTGGAAACCGACATGGATTCCTACAGGGGTTCCACTAGGCCAAGAGTGCATATTGCGCCCGAAGGTGCCAGCAGTGGTATGTCAGGCATGTATTAATTTCAAACAAACAATAATTAGCTATGGCTACATCAAATATAGACAAACAATCCTTCGGAGAAGCGGGGGCAACCATGTTAACAGGCACGGAGGGCGTAGCAAAAGACATATGCGCCATTCTTGTTATTGAGGACGCAATCTTCGATGGTCATGGTAGCGACACCAGTGATAAGTCCATATGGGATGAATTAACGGATTCAGCGACTAATGGAAAAAAACTTTTACGAAGTGATTCTGCCGCTGATGGTGTAACTGTCCCTGCGGGGATAACAATTTATGGGCAATTCCGGTCGGTTAAGCTCCGCTCAGGCACAGTCCTCTGCTACCACGGCGCATAAAGAACCATGGCTCCCCGTTTAGGATTAGGTGGCGGTGTATCCGCTGACCCAGCGAGTGGGTTGTTTGCCAGCACACCATTGCTGTTGGACACTTACCCGAACGCTCACATAGCGTATTCGGTTCGTAAACTACGCACTGAATATACGGGTCATGCCATGAAGATTAGGGTTGATGCGTCACCTGACAGGGTAGCTGATGTAGCCTTTGACGATGACGGCTTCGTATCTGCCAGTTCAAAGGTATATAATAGGGATGACGGGGGGACTGAAGGGGTCACTCTTGCGGCTTTTGTAGATACAGACAATGAAGTTTATGTGCATACATGGTATGACCAGTCAGGTGAAGGTTCTAATGCAACTGATCGGGCGGCTGATTTTAGTGTGAGTGTAGACCCTGCAAACCAACCCAAAATTTACACCAGTAATAGTCTAATCACAGATGATACTGGGTCGGGAACAGCAAGAGCTGCTCTACAATTTGATTCATCCGACCGTCTTCACGTCCCCAACGATGGGTTGAGTCTTGGATCAACTTCCGTATTCTCACTTTTTCGGCATAACAATACGAGCAATCATACAGCTTGGTCACTTGTCTATAGCGCAGTTCCAGCTAGATATTATATTATGTATCAACTCAGCAGTGAACTGAAATGGTATTATGATAATGCCATTGCGACCTCACTAGACCTTAACCCTTCCGGCTCTGGAATTCCTAACATACGGAGATTAGTTTCAACATTAGCTGGCTCTTCTGCTCAAACTATGATCGTCAATGGGACTACCATTTCTGACGCTTCCCCAAGTAACGCTACAACCGCATTAGCTGGCCACGTTTCGTATTCGGCTCTAGGTTTTTCCTTCACCTCTGGTCTTACAGGTTTTATGCAGGAGTTCATCGTTTACGACTCCGATCAGACATCGAACAGTGCAGGGATTACATCTGCAATAAACACCGTTATGGAGGTATACTAATGAATTATTTGATAATGGATAGTGAGCAGGAAGCTACCGCTCGTTCTGAACAAGCGGCGATTGACAAAAATATTACTGGTTACACCACCATTTGGGGTTTTATCCCTGACCACAATTCGGATAAAGCCGCTCTTTGTATTCATGGAGATTACCTCTACCTACTAACAGAGGACGAAAAAGACTCTCTCGTAGATGAACTGCCCGAAGGTTGGATTAAAAACCCGTTTGAGTAATGAACACCGGAGAAATCATAACCAAAGGAACGACAGGCATCGCTGGCTCAGTTGTGGCGGTTCTCTCACCTTATCAAGAACACATGGAGTGGGCGATTCAAGTATTAGGAGGTCTTTTAGGAATTGCAGTGGCCGTTGTTTCGCTGTATCATCTGTTAAAGAACAAGAATAAAAAATGAGCAAAGACGCTATACTAGGAATCGTAAGACACATCCTCACCTTCGGGGGAGGCTTTATGACTCAGGCCGGAATCGCATCCGACGATCAGATCACAACTGGTGTATCAGCCATCGTGACCCTCGTCGGACTCGTCTGGTCGGTGCTGAATAAGAAGAAGTGAAGTTCTTCCGGTTGTTAACAACCGCACTGGAGGCTTACATTGCGTATGCCAACTGGCGTAAAAGAACCTACGTCTATGACCTGGAAGATACTGTTGATGCTTTGGCTGCCGATGGCAGTCCTGCTGCAAAGTTGCGCCTTGAAAGACTCGCAAAGAGACTTGAACGAGAGCGCGATGTATGACCCACCGACAGTAACCCTTATCGAAGGGTTCAAGTATCCTTTTGTCGAAGGGACTTTGATGGGACGAGGGCAGAAGTTTCATTCGGATTATAGCTACAGGCGCGCTGTTATTATAGGAGGAAGCGGTAAATGATCGCTTTATGTGTGGGTCACAGCAGACAAGGAGACAGTGGAGCTTATTCTGTTGATGGGACTCCTGAGTATGACTACAACTGTAGGTTAGCCGAAGCAGTTGCGTCTAAGCTGTCTCAGGATATACGGGTGTATAGTTCTTACGAAGGCAATGGATACACCGGTGCGATGCGGTGGTTGTCCAAGAAGCTCAAAAGTGATGGGGCAGAATTTGCTGTAGAGTTGCATTTTAATGCAGCTGGTTCTTCTGCTACTGGCCATGAGTGGCTTTATTGGAACACCAGTGAGAAAGGCCGTCTTTTGGCTCGTTCGTTACGCGACTCAATGGAGGATTCATTTCCTCAATTAACGAGCAGAGGTATCAAAGCGCGTGGAAAAGGCTCCCGTGGAGCCAGCTTTTTACGCCTAACCCATTGTCCTGCTGTGATTGCAGAGCCGTTCTTTGGCACTAACCAAGATGATTGGCAATTAGCAGTCGAACATATGGAGGGGTTGGCTACTGCCATTACAGGTGGTATAGTTCTTTATAACGATTTAGCCAGCAGATGGTGATAACCTATGAAACTCCCGAAGACAGTCACAATCGCTGGAAAGCGGATTAAGCTGATTGTTGAGGAGTTTAAAGGAGCAGATAGTGGCACCTTTGGGGAATATTTTCATGATGACAAGCTGATCCAGTTGAACACTGGCTTAACTGACGAAGACGCTTTAGAAACACTCCGGCATGAGATGATGGAAGCCAGCCTTTTTATATCTGGATTAGCTTGGGCAGAGAGGTATGAGCAGGAGTCAGTGGTTCGTTGCATGGAAGAAATATTCTTTCCAGCCTGGGAAACAATTTTAAAGAGGATTCACCGAAAGAAATAATATTTAATTATGGCTGCCAGACAATTTTTTACCCCACGAAACAAGGATCTCGCTAAGTCCGAAGTCGGGATTTTCATGACAAAAGAAGACCCCTATGGAGTGGGGGCAGTAAGTTCTGGCGAAGGTGATAAAGGTGGACCTTCTTTTGGAACTTTTCAAATGCCTAGTGTTCCCTTTACAAAAGGAGGAAAAGCAAAGGTTAGTCTTTTTGTGGAGCAATTACCTTCCTCTTTATCAATGAGATTTAAGGATAGAGCAGGGAAGTTTTATTCCCCTCAATCGGAGGAATTTAAAAAAGGGTGGCGGGACACTGCGAAGGAAAACAACTTACTTTTTGGCCAAGCACAAGAAAAGTATATTTATAAAGGGGGCAAGGACTCCGTTGGCATAGAGGATTATTTAAATAAATTTGAGGACATCACAGGCAAAAAAATGGAATCCCTTAGTCCTTTAGGTAAAGATCAAGTTGAGGGTACCTACAACCACATGGGGCATCTAGGACATGGACATGCTAGGGTTGCCAAAGAGCTAGAAGAAAAGGCTAAAAAGAATAACAAACCTTTTTCTGAAGAAGATTTTTTTCAGGCATTTATTAAGTCAAAACTTAATTTATTAGAGAAAAATTTTATAGGATCAAAAGATGATTGGCCTGGGCTCAGGAACCGTTTTAACCGCGAGCTTTCTAAATTTTCCCCTAGAGTAGATACTCCCAACACATCTAGTGCCACTGAAATGGCTTCTGGTTACATGATTAAAAAGGGAGATACCCTTTCGGGGATAGCCCGTAAGCACGGAGTTTCAGTAGCGGACTTACAGAAGGTTAATAATATTAAAGGCGACAGGATTCGTGCGGGAGACTCCTTGAGTATCCCTTCCCTAACAGATCCCCCGAAACCTCCAAAAAAGATTCTTCCTGAAGCAGGGATACAGCATCAAATACAACAGGGGGATACTTTATATGACTTAGCGCGTAAGTATGGAACAACTGTAGAATCTCTCCAGAAGCTCAACAAAATTAAAGGAAGTAAAATACGGTCTGGCGATATCATACAAATACCTGAGCCAAGCCAAAAGCCTAAGAAGGTTTCCCCCGAAGTCTCGTTCATAGACAGCATAGAAGAAAGGTTAACTTAAAGCCACATGAGCCGCCCACGCAGAGGAAGAAAGCGGTTCAAGCATGTGGATGACCTTGCCGTCTTTACTCCTACGGGTGATGACATAGCCCTAGCCCATGAACGCTCTTGTGCCATGGGCATTCTCCCTGGATCTTACACAAGAGGCATGGGAAACCTAACAGGCTGTTTGGGTGAGATCGCCGTGAATGCCTACTTACCCCGTAGCCGATATGTTGGTAACGAAATATTCACCCATGATCTTGTATATAAGAAACAGAAGGTCGAGGTGAAGTCCAAGACTTGTAGTGGGCAACCTAAGCCAGATTTCAGTGCTTTTGTTAACTGCAAAAAAGACATCACTCCTGAGAACGATGTCTTTTTCTTTACTCGCGTGAGGCGCGACCTTGCCAGGGTATACTTAGTTGGTTGGTTATCAACCCCTACTTTCCTTGATGAGGCTACTTTTAGAAAGCGCGGGGACGCAGATGATACGGGGTTCGTGTTTAAATCTAATGGCTACCAAATAAGCATAGGGGAATTAAACCCACCAAACAGTTTCAAATAACAGTGTGAATAAATATTGGGCTGCACTCATACTCTTCTGAAGCAGCCATAGTATTTTTCCAAAAGTATTCCTCCGCATCTTCTAACGACATACCTTGGTTCGTAAGGGTGTTAATGCAAAGGTCTATACTGTAGATAGCTTTAGGAGGATCCAGTGAAGCCCCAATAAAGGCTCGGTCAAAATTATCTACGAGGATAACCTCCTCTGCGTCCTTCCCTAGTTTTTCTTCTAGGAACTCATTAACTTCTTCGGTTGTCATGAGGCTACTTTTTCTTTCATCTGTTGTTTTACTGGCTCCTTATCTATATCAAATTTCTCGTTCAGGTCAATCTCCCATATCTTCCCGCCCCCAAATCCTATAGACTTTATGGGGCGCGCTTTCTTATTATTCTTGCTAGTCTCTTCGAGTGTTATAAAACCCCTGCGAACAAACTCCATGTTTCCAGATACACCTATATTACGACCACCGTTAAATTCCAAAATACTCCCCTGAAACTCAGTAAGAGTTCCTCTCCAAACAGGGTTAGAAAAGTACTCCCGCGCACGTTTGACGAAGAACTCTACCAGTTCCGCTACAGTAGACCGGCTGGAATTATCATAAGCCGCTGATGCAATTGACTTATCAATGTAGCTATCTACCCCAAAGCGGGAAGACCCCTTTACTTCTTTCGGAACCTCCCAATCTAAAAGCCAACGAGCCATATGAGGCAACTCCTCTGCTATAGTCTGTTCTAGCTCATCGTTTGGGGGAAACTTTGTCCTTGCCGAATCACTCATGCGTAATGCCATTAGTTTGTCCCTGTTGGATGAATCTAGGCTTGGGATCACACTGAGGCTGTTTGCATCCATGTTCAACGACATAACGACACGGCCTGTCCATGGAACACTAATTGCATCAACATACTTTGCATGGTATTCCATCCTTGGGTTAGCTACGCATTTCTTTATAAGCTCTGTTGCCCTTCGTTGGTCTTGGAATGAGGCCGCTGAAGTGGTGTCGTCTACGACCCAGGCTGCCACTCTAGCAAGGTCTTTGTTGAAACTCGTTTGACCCGATAGGTAATCAGAAGCGTCAGCAAAGCCACCAACTAACGCTGATATAACTTTGTTTGATAACAGCGATTTACCAACACTGGTTGGTCCTACCAAAAGTAAAGCGTGTCCCTGTTTACGTTTACGCTCCAACACAGCTATATAGAACCGCTTCAACCAAGCAAAGAAATAAAACACGGTGCCATGTTTAACACTGTTAGCAAAAAGCTGATGTAGCCAGCTATGGAGGAATGGCCATTTAGATGGGTCACCATCGTCTGCTGGTTGAATAGGTTCTATGTTTGCATTATTCAATATGCGATGACTGTTGTAGTTAACAACTCTGTCTGGGCTAAATACAACTGGAGCTATTTCATCGATCCTGTTTTCATTCGCAATGGTCACTAAAGCAGTCTCTAGCTCAGATAGGTTTTGCCCCCTCCGCGCTCTTGGAGAAAACCCTGCTTGCCTTAACTCCAAGCAGAGTTGGTCTTTCGGTATTTGTTGGGCAGAGCCATGGAGTAATTTGAAGTGCATTTTTCCATTAAACCAGTAATGGTCTAAAAGGCTCCCCATTTTCTTAACTTCATAATCCTTGACGAAGTCTGCCCCAAATATCTCTGACCAAGACATAAAGCCTTTACCGGCTCTATCGCTATAGCAAATCATACCCTCTTCAGAGACTTGGCACCCGACACGGTCAATGCCGTCATCTAGCCAAAACAAAGGGCCACGCGATCCTACTGCAAATTCCCCGTCCCATCTGTTAGGGAATACTTTATGAACTTCCTGCTCAACAACATCAATGGGGATAGATGTCTCACCTGACTGCGGTGGTTTCTCGTTGGCTGCCTTCAATAAAACGGTCCTGTAAACCTCTTTAGGTAATGGTTCCCCTATCTTTACCCACTCCTCCCCAATAGCAAAAACTTGGCTCGGTCTATAAGAAGACTCATCGAACCCAGCGAACAGGCGACCCATCTTCAAGTGGTTAGAGAGTCTCTTGATAAATGTATCATACATATCAGGAGATATTGGCAACCGCTCTTCAAACTCCCACACCAATCGTATATAACCAGAGTAAGTCTTGGAATACCAAGTAGGAGCCAAATCCTTGCATTGAGTTTTAATTAATGTCTCAACATCTTCCCAATTAACTGGTGCGTCATAGTCGGCTACTATGCCGTGAACCGCATTTACTGGGTTGTCTTTATTAACTCTAACATTGGGATTATCTCCCTCACATAAAGTGTAAAAAATGTAGTCAGTGTCATCGTCCTTGCACCAAGTTCTAAACTCAGCTTTTGACGCAAGTTTAGGTTTTTGGCAAGCCAATCCAGATATATCATCAGCTTTAGATATCTTCTTTTCCGTGAGGTTTTTAATGTATCGATATTTCATTTTTCATATCTTTCTAATATTTTGCCTTCCGCTGCCAATGGGATATCCGGTATCCACTCTGGTGCCGTTGACATGCTTTCTATTACTTCTTTCAATGTTGCTTCTGCTTCCTTTTCACTTGTCTCTATGATGAATTCATCGTGGACATGAAAAATTATATGTTTGCCCTTCTTGTCTATATTGAGGAGCATTTCGGCAAATATTTCCCGTGCTAACGCTTGAGACAAATTCTCAGCTAACAGCCCACCCCATAACCGAACCGGTATCTTCTTTGACCCCTTAGTAACCATAGCCATGTAGCTACGTCTACCATTCTGCAAAGCGGTAGTGATTTTTCCGTAATTTAACGATCTACCAGTAGGCAGTGTAAGAATGAAATCTTCTTTCCGTGTATAGGCGACATGCATTTTCCGCTGCAGCGTGTTCCATAGCTTAACTACCTTATTAAGTTTGTACCTGTAAAGGTTAACCGCTGTCTGAGCCTCTTTGAGGGGCATACCTGAAATTATGGAAAACTTATTTGCAGAAGCCCCATAACCACAACCTAGCACCATCTGTTTTACCATGTGCCTAGTTTGTGGTTCTTCATCTTTCAATGCACCCTTTTCGGAATCCCACTTACCAAAGCGAATTGCAAAGGCTTCGTAAATATCTTCACTCTTTTTAATCTCATCTAAAGTTTCCGCATCTTCAGCCAACCAACAAAGAGTCCTAACTTCGATCTGTGAAAGGTCTGCAACAATTAATTTGTTCCCCTCTTTAGGTGATATAAGGCTACGCAAATTTGTCCCAAACAAATCCCCACGGGGGAGATTTTGCAGGTTAAGGTTTCCCCCGGATCCTGACCACCTGCCGGTGTGCGCCCCGAAATACATCAAGCCTCCGTAGAACCTTTGGTCCGGTTGTGTCGCGTAGTCAAAACTCTCCAGCTTCCTTTTTAAGGCATTAATCCTCCTGTAGTCCCGAACTGACTCAATCCAAGCATACTCTTTTCCATACTTAGCTATCCACTCGTTTGCCTCTTGATTAGAAAGAGCCAGGCTCGCGGGTGGCTCAATATTCAGTCTCCGGCATTCAGCATTAAACGCTTTCCTAGACAGTGGTGGGGACTCCCCTATCCAAGGGATTTGATTTTCTGAATCAAATAACAGTTTCGCAACAGACTCTTTTTGTTCTTTGAGTAATTCTAAATCAATAGGAACTCCGCGTTGCACAATTCTCCTGCCTGTAATACTGATCTCCTTCTCTCTTTGAGACCAAGAACCTTCTAATTCCTGCCATAAGCGCAAGCACAACTCGGAGTCTTTAAGGGCATACTCGCTGACCTCCTCTTTGAAGTCGTCAGGCATCGACTCCCAGCTTTTGCCTGACATATTATCCCTAGTTGTTTTATCAACACTCAGTCCAAAAAGTTCCGCAGTTGATCCTTTTAGGGATCGGGGCAACCCACAGTAAGCTGCTAAATCTGCTGTGCAGTGCCACTCAGCGTAATCCACAGAAGGCCACCAGTTCTGTGTGATCCCATATAAGTAAAGGGTCTCATCAAATGAGGCATTGTGGGACAGAACCCGGTTACCTGTTAAGGTCTGCCAATCAAAATCTTTAGGGTGTCCAACCCACTGTAGTCCATCATCTCCAACAACACTCATTAGATAAGCGTCAAAGTCAGGATGAGCAAAGTAACCCAAGGGTCCAAGTTTCCGTATAGAGCAAGTCTTATCATAGTAAGACTCATAATCTAGGGCATAGGTATTCATATCGAAAAGGGGCCCCAACGGCACTGAGGAAGAAAGCATAAGACCTCAGTACCGCTGGAGCGGTCGGCGTACGCCGATGTGATTAAGATTCAGAATCGACAAGTTCTAAAGAACTTTGTCGCTCTGCTCCTTTGAGATGAACCACCTCTTTCTCAAGAGCATTGATTAAAACATCAAAGTCATTCTTCTGACGTTCCATGACGTTAATCTGCTCTGTGTATTCATCTTGGAGCTTTTTAAGCTCCTCGATGTGCCTCTCTACTGCCTCCAGTTCTGTTGATACTTCCATGGTTTTATACAGTAAAGTTGCTCATGAATTCTACAACTGCTTCGGGTGCATCCCCGACAGCGATTGTAAGTGAAGGACTATACCAAGCTACCTGACCCCTAGTAAGGAGTTCAGTCTTGAATGTCCACAGTTTTTGAGACAGAGGAACATCAGGGTTGAAGGCCGCAAAGGTCGCCAACCGTTTGAAGGTGTTCCTGTAAGCTCCTTTTGAGACATCCAGTTTACCCATAGAGTAAACTTGGTCTCCAATAGGGAACGGATATGCTGTTTCATCACCATTTTCAGGCTTCGCAAACAACATAGTAATGTCTGCAAATTCAATCACTTCATGATCGGAATCTGCAAGCAGTTCTTGTGCAGCTTCTTCGGTGTAGGCTACTCGGCCTTTTTCACCTCCAAAGTCTGTCAGTTCCCTCCAGGCTTTCATGACGTTGACCACAATAACCTCAGTTGACTCACCTGGATCCAAGATAACGTGTGTCTTGTCACTTACAAGTGATCCAAAATCCCCCGCTTCAAATTGCGAGGACTTTTGTTTGATGTTAAGGCGTGGGATATCAATATCCGCAGCCGTGACCTGCCACTTAGGGGCTTCTGTCAGTTCTTTTTTTTCTACTTCTACTACTTCTTGTTTTTTCTTTTCTGCTGTTTTAGGCATCTCTGTTATTCTGTTATTCTGTTGTTCTGTTTAGGAGAGAGTGTATCTCGTCTCCGATCTTTCTATTATGGAAGCATCTTCTGCGGCATCCATAAAATCTTTTGCTGCTTGACCCTTCTCACCGTCAGGGGCTGCTTTACTTACAGCATCAGAAATCTTTTTCAAGGGAAAGTTGCCAAGTTGTATGATTTCTTTTTGGTCCACCCCAAAGTCATTGACTAAATCCATTAGTTTTTCATTATCAATACACTTTCTAGGTGACCCCATTGACCTTAACCTTAGTGATGGGAATTCTACGCCTTCTTTAGCCTTGGCAATAGCCTTTGCCTTAATCCGCGTAGCCCAATTAGTCACAATCTTAGCTATAGCCCATAGTTGCTCCAGTGTTTCGGGGTCGTCAGGATCAGCAATGTCCGTCTTAGGTAGCGTGTTTTCGGCAACTCTATTAGCTACCTCTATGGCAATAGCTCCCAAGGCAGGGCAACGATCCTCATAAGCGCAAAACCGGCAGTTTACATTCGGGGATAATTTGGTCAGGTCAGGGTAACCCTCCTCCCATTGAGGTCTGATTAGCTCGCCGGATTTAATCACATATGACAAATCTTTGACGAGCTTGGGTAGGTCATCCCTTGTAAACTTACCGTGCAGGACTTCATCCCGAACTGGAATGTAAAACACGAATATAATTTCTTTAAGTTCTGGAAACTTTTGAAAAGCTCCTGCCGTATATGCTTTGGCTTGCCAGTTTTCTGTCGGTGTGTCTATGACACTAATTCCTGTCTTATAGTCCCCCATTACGGCTTTATCACCATATATTGTGAGTCTATCACAAGTTCCCCAAGTACTGGTTCCCTCCAGTTCAACATCAACTACCACTTCATTATATTCAGTGCGTTCTGCATCACCGATAACAGTTTGCAGGAACTCATCCTCATCCTTTACAATTTGATCATAAATCTCGACTTCCTCCTCATCTTGTAGCGCGGAAGAGTCCCGCACCTCCAATGCTTCATGAATCCTGGTTCCTTTCTCAGCGGCAGCACTTGTGCCTGACCTGCCGTTGTAGCCGGAACATGCGGCTACATACTTCAACGATGACGGACTAAATTCCGCGTGATCTCTACTTGTGTGATCTGGTGTGTCTTTCATTTTAAATAGGTAGGCTTCAGGTGTTCAATGGCAGGTCTATAATCTGCGTCCGTAGTTCTCCTACGGCTCTAGTCCTAAAGCCTAAATTATCCATGAAGGGCTGTAAGGTTTTTAAGTTTCTTGTTAATAGACTTCATCACCGTCTCCTCAATAGAGTCTGCCGCTACGAGGATTTTCTGTAAAGCATCCGACTTAGCCCCATTGCGGTGTATCCGCCCTAAAGTCTGTAAGTGATCTTTGGCAGAGAATGAAGGGCTTATGAGGCTAATGCGTTGTCGGTTGCCATGTGTATCATGCAGAGAAAGCCCAACCCCGCCAGCTGCTGTGTTAACAGCGAGGACATGTAAATCGTCATTTTGGAAGGAGTCAATAACCTCCTGCCTTTCTTTAGCCGATTGTCCTCCATCAATCCGGCCACATTTAAGTCGCTCACAAAGCGCATCCATGCTCTCTCGAAAGTTAAGGAATATCACTACGGAGTTACCTTGGGCCACTAAATCCTCGGCTTGATCTGCAATACAGGGAGCTTTAAAACTTTCAGCCAGTTGTCTAGCTCTTAGCAAGTTGACCAATATATGCTCACTCTCAGTGACAGTCCCATTTTCAATATATTCTTGAATAATAGATGGAGTGATCCCTAGCTCTTCATAAGCCTTAATTATTTTTTTGGATCCAGCAAACTGTATAGGCTCAACAAATACACGGTTCTCTCTAAAGGAGTCAGGAAAATCTTCAACCGTTAAACGGTATCCATTAACTCCGTAGATTGTTTCTTTAACATCTGTCAACTTAGACCTACTCAGTAACTTCCATTGCTTCCATTGATCTTGGGCACAACCATTAGCGAGCATCCACGAATACCAACTCTTTTTACCAGACTCGCTTTTGTTGAGACTATGCAAGCCCAGCATAAATCCAATTGATCGCATCTCAGTAGGATCCTCGCAGGCCGTAGCACTCATGCCGTGAATTTGGTAACCCTGCTGAACCAATGAGATAACAAGTTGTGCGTTCTGCGTGTAAGGACCCTTACACTTGTGGATTTCATCAACCAAGACCAAGGTGTTTTCGGGCAGGTGCCAAGTCATTATTTTCTTCCCCTTCTTTGTCATGTGTGGGGTCTTACCTGTCCTTATCTTCTCATAGTTGAGGACAAACTCAGGGGTTACACCAAATTCTTCCAGTTCCCGTTCCCAGCTAGGTATAACAGCCTTGGGGCAAATAACAGCCACTGGTTGGTTTTGCTGGTATGCTAGTTCAGCAGCTACAACAGTTTTACCTGTTCCTACACTTGATGTATCAATGGTGTTGCCACCATCTATTAGGACGCTAAGGAAGAAGTCGGCGGCTTCCCCCTGCTTGGGATACAATGCTTTCATAAACGGGTGGGACTATACATCCTCGTCAAGTTCTTGTCTAGTTGTATCTTTTATTAGGGGGTGTATGAGATAGGGGGTAAAACCTAAGCGCACTTCACGCACCCCTTTATTTCTAAAAGTGTGCATACACCCCCTAATCTTGTTGCCAAATGAAACAACCTTCTTATAACCAAGGAGTTGCGCCACGCACACCTTTTTTGATGCAATGTGTGCATACACCCCTAAAAACTAGAGGAAAAAATTCTCAGGAATTCCCAACTGTTTTTTTGAACATGTATCTTGCAATCAAGAAGGCGTCTATCATGCCATCATGTGGTTTGCTGGCTCGTTTGCTTTTCAGCCAGCATTCGTCAGGCGCAATATCATTGGCAACGGCTAAGGCTACCTCCTTGGTCTTCCCTTTAGGGACACGCCCCAACATGACCTTTTGCCACTTGTGAACACTAATGCAGTTCACTTTCCACTGTCGGCTCTCAGCCAAGCCTAACAGCTTCCCAAAAGATAAAGCCATGGAGCGCACTGCTTGGGATGACCTAGCGTGGTGTAGCGGTTCCTCTATAGCCAACTCAAAATCAGATTCCAAGGACATGATCCATTCATAGACCTTGCGGGTGTCTACCTCCCTTTTCTTGAGCCGATGAAGGGTAGGCATAACGGTCTTATCAACAACTGTCCCCGTGCATTTTGAGATGGCGACAAGCCCTCCCGTCAAACCGTTATCAACTCCTATTATCACAGAGAGTCTATGGCTCTTTTGCGGACAAGTAGACCTTCTCCATCAACCGGCAAGAATACATCTATGTTTTTGCCTAACATTTGTAAGAAGTATACTTCTTTAGCGATGCGTGGCTTCACCATGTAAAAGTCACCAAGTTGTATTAATGTTACAAACTTAAAATCAGACGGAGGTATTTCCTCACGCACTAGGACTTTAGGGTCTGGAACAATATATTTATCAGGAAATAGTTTCACACAATTCGTCGTCTAAGAACACGGGGGTAGCTTCCCCGTAATCTGTTTGAAGATATTCATATTCGTAACGCTCACGCGCTTCAGTCTCGCTGAGATCAAAGTTCTGTATAAGAACTTTCAGCGTTAATCTTTTTGAGTAACAGGCAACAGGTGGTTTTCCGTAGGTCTCTACAGAACCGATAAATGCATCCTGTAGCCCTGAGTAAAGCAACAAGGTATTCTCAGGCTCCTCATAAGCCTCTGGTGATATAGCCATGACAAATTACTCGTCTTCGAGTGGTTCAATATCGATAACCTTCTTAGGCGTAATCTTAACGGCACCCTCTCCATTATCCGCCTTGGTGTTATTTAAAATAGATATGTCTATTTGCATACTACCAGATCCCCCAGTGTTTCGGGCGTTAAGACCTAAGTTCCGCCTTATTAGCTGATCCAAGATGTCGAACTCTTTAACCGTTCGAGGTCCGCGTAGATTTTTCATTGAGTCCCTTAGCAGTTTAATACTTTGAGACGCAACATATGTTTGGTATTTATCAGCAGGAGAAGACTGAGCTTCTGCCAAATTCATTATATCCTCTTCTTCTTTTTGCCTCTCCTCAAACTTGGCAATCTTTGCTTCCTCTTTGGTCATCTTTTGCAAGCTGGCATCCAAAGCAGATTGTAGGGGGTCTGTATCTTCTGGTTTAGGTTCGTCAGAATTCTTCTTAATCGGCTTGATACCAGCCTCGCGGAACCAACGTCTTAGTGTAGATGGGTGAATATCTAACTCACGACTAATGCTCACCTGCATGTAACCCTTCTCATGCAATTGCAGAGCGAGTTTCATTAGTTTTTCTTTTTTGGTTATCTTCGCCAAATCACTTAATATATACTATTATATTTAGAGTAATTCAAGTGGCATGACAAAGAAGCTACATGTGTATGAACCGCGCATAGATGCGGATACAAAGAAGATGGATGTTGGGGGTCTTTTAATTCCACCAACAAATACTGTCACAGCATTGTTGTACGGATTTGCCAATCATACAACATACCGCGCCAAGGAGTATTACTTTTGGAGAATCTGCGATGAGTTTTGGAACAGAGATGATTTACCAGAACATATGATGGTAAAACATCCATGGGCTGAAGAGATGATCAAGACAGTGATCCGCAATAAATATGTCGCCATTGGGGGAGCAGCCTCATCCGGTAAGAGTCATACGATGGCTGCGTGGGGTATCATTAATTGGCTATCCGCCCCGCGTGACACCCTGGTTTTAATCACTTCAACTACACTGAGAGAAGCGCGTAAAAGGATATGGGGATCAGTTATATCTTTACTTTCCGTTATCGACGGTGCGCCCTTAAAGATAAGGGATAGTATTGGTAACGTAGCTTATGTGAATGAAAACGGAACTCTGATTGAGAAGGCCGGACTATCTTTGATTGCTTCGGCTCGCGAGAAGACCCGCGAGGCCGTTGGCAAATTTATCGGGATCAAGCAAAAATCTGTAATTTGTATTGGTGACGAACTCGCGGAGTTGTCCCCCGCCATCCTCTCCGCTTCACTCAGTAACTTGTCGAAGAACCCCTCATTCCAGCTTATCGGGATGAGTAACCCTGCTAGTAGGTGGGATGCCTTTGGCGAGTGGTCTGAGCCTAAGTTGGGATGGGACTCCGTAGATACAAACACAGCGGACTGTTGGGATACCAAGTATAATGGAATCTATGTCCGGTTTGATGGTGAGCGTTCACCGAATGTTTTAGCAGGAGAACAAATATATCCCTTCTTACCTACCCAAGAAAAGTTAGAAGAAGATAAAGCCCTTTTGGGAGAGGAGTCACGGGGATATATGCGTATGGTTCGCGCTGTTTTCTTTGACTCAGATGAGACCGAAGGTATTTACTCAGAAGCTGAGATTGTTCGTTCAGGATCCATGAACCAAGTTGAGTGGCAGGATGAGCCAATTCCTATTGCCGGCTTAGACCCCGCGTTTACTTCAGGCGGAGATCGCAGCATTCTCTACACCGGTTTTGTTGGTTACAACAAAGATGGTCATTTTGTTCACCAGTTTGGGGATGCGATTCATTTGAATGACGATGCCACCAACAAAGCGGTCCCCCGCAGTTATCAGATTGTTCGTCAAGTGATCGACGAGTGTAAAAAGCGTAAGATAAAAGCGATGGACTTGGCTGTTGACGCAACCGGTGCCGGAATGCCTTTATGCGACATCTTAGCCGGTGAATGGAGCGACGAAATATTACGGGTATCTTTTGGAGGAAAGGCATCAGACAAGCGTGTCAGCGCAAATAGTAAGTTGGTGGGAGAACAACTCTACATGAACAGGGTAAGCGAACTCTGGTTTGTCGGCAAGGAGTTGGTGCGGACTAAACAGATTTATGGGGTTAATAAGGACTTAGCTTCTGAAATAACAGGGAGGAAGTATGACATGGTCAAGGGAGCTACTCTGCGAATGAAGATTGAAAGCAAGGCAGATTTTAAATCTAGGTTGGGGAGATCCCCCGACTTAGCTGACGCAGCTTTCTTGTGCCTCGACTTGGCACGACAAAGACATGGTTTAGTAGCGGTTGAGCCACCTAAAACGAATGAAAGCGGGTTTTCAAGACCCCGCAGGTCGATGAAGCAGCTTACTAATATGCTGTCAGGGGATCACCTAACCCCCTCCTAAAAACTTTTCTATAGGAAGAAATGAATTTATTATATAAATGTAATAAATTCATAACGCACCTGTGAGAAAGTTTTTGTCACGGGGGTAACCTAGTTCCCCCGTTGACTTACCGTTAGAAAACCTTAAATTTATACTTTACCTGTCTATTGAATTATGCCATTACCAGCTATTCTCGCCGCCAATGTAATTAGAACAGCCGCCGTTAGAGGGCTACCTTGGCTTACTAGAACCATTCCTAAGTTAAGAGCCGCCTTTCCTTCATTTACGAAGGCTTCAGCCCGTCAATTAAAAAAAGAGGCTACAAAAGCAATATCGAAAAACTCAAGGCGCGCCCTGCCTCGCTTGGCTACTCAAGGAGGACGTAGGCAAGCCCTGCGTCAAACCATGCAGCAGGGAGGGCGTCAACGAGCCGCCGCTGGTGCTGCTCGTCAAGAAACAAGAAGGCAAACAAGAAGGCAAACTAGGCAGCAACCATCCAATTTAAATCGAAGGGATTTGATCCGTCCCCTGCAAAGAGACTCTTATACAGGAAGAACACTGAATATTCGGCCACGCGGTAGTAGGTATGCTAATCGACGCGCTTTTCTTGGGCAAAGTAATGTCCCCCCTGTAACACCCTTCAATGTAGCCAGGGCACAAACAGCAAGAACAGCAGCTTCTTCAACAGCCCAAAAAGGGTCTACAGGAAAACTTGCCAAAATTATTGGCACTAGAGAACAACTTGGAAACAGATTAAAGACTGTTGGAACAATTGCTGCTGGTGCTGGAGGCCTAGCCTTGTATAATAAACTCACTAAGGACTACAACGAGTCTAATGATCCAAAAGAGCAGGAGGATATTTTAAATCAAATTAATGATTTAATGGAGTCTCCGCAGTTGGGTGACCGTAGCAGAGCCATATCTGACATTCTTGGTTCAGGTAAAGCTGCTAAAGATCAAATCGCGGATTTGGAAGAGCTACAGAAAAAACGCGAAGAGCGCAGAGTTGGTAGAAAAGAGCGCAAAGAAGAACAGCGCGCCACTTCTGCTAAGAACAGGAGGGAAGAGATAGGGCAGTATTTACAGATGCGGATGAGGCAGGATGCTAACTATTGGCTTAAACCTGAGAATCAAGAAGAAAAAATGGCACTGCACTTGGAAGGCAAAAGATTAGGTGGTGGTGCTGCAATTTCTACCGATGAGTTTAATCGGGCAATAAACAGTTTTGCTAAAAAGGCTAACGAGTTAGAGGCCGAAAGAGTGCGTGAAAAGGATCGTGCTGAAGGTGATGCTTGGCGTAATGATAGGCTACTGGCTAGTGCTATGGACGAACGTGCGCTTTCACCATCAACTGCGGCACAAAAAGGAAAGAGCATTGCTCGTTTTCAAGAAGCTGCTGGGTTAACTGGTAGTAAGGGTAAACCAGAACCAGTTGAGGAAGCCGGAGATATGTCCCCTAAAGAGGAAGCCACTGCGCCGATGGGGGGTAAAGGAAAGGTGAAGAAAAAGCGCGGACAGCGCGGACAGCGCGGCCAAATGATTGAATCCGCAATTAGAGGTCTTCAAGGAAGAGCCAAGGAAGAAGAAAAAATTGATACACAACAAGACACTATTGCTCAGTTGGAAAAGAAGTATGGTGAGGCTCAAACACAAGGCGGAATTCGTATGCCTGTTTATGCTATGGCTAAGGATGATCCCGATAACCCACTATACAAAGAAGTTAATGAAGCTCTCAAAAAAGGTGGCATAGGACCTCGTTCAAAAAGAAATCCACGTGGGTATGACCCACTTTATAAGTTTTAAGTCAAATGGCCACATCCACTCAATCTTATTTAGGTAGGGGCAGAAACATTGTCCGACGATTAAGGAAAGATGGTCAGACAGCGGCAGCTTCGGCAGTTAGCACTAGGTTAGCTCAAATGGAGCTAGAAGGTCGTGGGGGTCGCCTTTCAAGAGAAGCGCGGGACGCTCAGTCAATGCTCGACAGCATTACTCAGTTGGCTAGATTACGTTCTTCTCAGCCAGGGCATTCTTACGAGGAGGATATTCTTCCCTTAAAACATGCTATTGATGGTGTTGCTTTTGGAGTTTCTGATCCCATAGAGCGTGAAGAAATACGAGGACCAGCTATGGCTGCGTTTAACACAGCTTCTGATGAAGCATTTAAATCACAGCAGGCTGTCCAAGGATTACGCGCCAGAGATTTAAGTATGGAGCAAGCTGAGATGGGCTTAACGGCTGCGGCAGACAAACTCGAAAAAATCAGAGATGCTGAAGCTAGGTCACAAGAAATGGGAAATATTTTAGGTGATATTGTAAATTCCCCAGGCTCTTCTACTGATAGGGCTAAAAAAATGTTTTCACATGTGGTGAAGAACCCGCAATTTTACAGCACAGATATTGGTGAAGCTATGCATAAGAGCGCGCTTTCGGCAGCCGGTATAGAGATGAGTCCGCTAAAGCAAGACTTATTATCTTATGCAACAAGAGTTAACTCCCCTACAGCTATTAAAGCGTTATTGGCAGAATCCGATCTTCCTGAAAATATTAAGCAATCTATGGTTGAAGCTGCAACAGAAGAGAATCGTAGAAAAGAGGCTATAGCAAGGAGCTATAATAAGAGTGGTGGCAAGTGGGTTGAAAATAATTTTAAGGTAGCTACTGATGCATATAACAAGGCTTTGATGTCTAGCGCGAAAAGCAGCACTATTGTTAATGCATCAAACTTGGTAATTCAAGTTGCTCAGAAGTTTGGTTTTACAGATCCAATTATTCTTGAGCTTAAAAAAGCATTGGAAGCTCCCGTTGAAGAAGATAAAAGAGGTCTTTCAAGAACTTCAGCGGTTTTACTTGAAAAATTGCAAGCTGCTTACTCTGCGTTAAGTTTCTTTGTAAATGATTTGGAAGCTGCTCGCATGGGCCAGGCTTCACCTGTAAGATCACGGCGAGACCCCAGCGTCCGTCCCACTACTAAAATGTCAGGGTTAGGGGTTCCTGCCAGAAATATATAATAAATTGTCGTGGCTATACCCAGCACCCTTGCTCCTGTTCAGGAAACGGAGGATCTCTTTTCTGATCCCAACCAAGACGTTCTTAAATACCCTGAGTGGAAAACAATATATAGTAGAGAGGACACTTCTACAGAAGTAGACCTCCCACATTATTTGGATTATTATCGGTTTGAGTTGTTTAAAAACAATTCGCTTACCCGCGAGAAAGAACAGGACATCCAATCTTATTTTGCTGATTGGTATACAGGGGGAGAGGCTGTAAGCGACGAAGAGTATCAGAACATAGCAGCACAATCGACTGCGTTTGCCCCTAACGAAAAACGCAACGCCCAGCAGGTTGCGCGTGTATTCGGAGAAGATGTAGCACAGAACTTTTCTAACTTCGATGAGCCTACTCAAACCGATTATTTAAACAGGGCAAGAGAGGCTCTGTTGGCAAGCGGTGACTTAGCTTTTGCTACAATCATGCGTGACGGGCGCGGGATTGTTAAATCCGGTAATTATGCCACTCAGGGTATCACAGCGGAAAGACAATTCGCTTCTGGTAATGATGCCCTTGATTCCTTTAATAATGGTGATGTAGATCCCCGCGATATGTGGCAGGTAACCGAAGGGTTAGCTCCCTCAAACATCAGTGGTAAAACTATTTTTCAATCTTCTATGGATGAAAAATATTTGGGTGTCATCCAAGATGAACTTTATAAAGAGAGCAAGCAGAAGAATACTCCTATACAGGATGCCATCATATCTTCGATAAAGACTGATGAGTTTGACCCTGACTTATGGAAGAGTCCTGTAAAATGGTTTAAAGAATTTTTTGAAGAGGAGCCTGATAAAATTTCACAAGTCGTTATGGACAAGGTTCCTCCTGAAATGTCTGAAATCCAAGATGTTTTAGTTCAGAGGTTTTCCGACAGTTTAGGCTTAACTGATGCACAGTCTTTCGGATTAAACCTTGAAAACAGCAACCGTTACTCTGCTGAACGTATCAACGGTTTTCTAAAAGAGCTTGCCACCAGACATGCTAATGAAATGGGTATGTTCAAGCTCCATGATGCGGAGCGTGATTTTAACAATGTCCGTTTGACTGAGATGGGGAATGTGATTGTCCACCCCACAGTCATGAAGAACCCAACACGGTTTAAAGAGGTTATTGAAAAAGATAAAAGACTCTCTGACCAACAAAAATTCTTGGCCAAACGAGACCGTGATTTCTTTATTCTTCAACAGGCTCCGCAGTTTGATAAACTCATGGAAGAGTTTGATGGAGAAGTTGGGGACAAGTGGGTAAAAGCCAAGACGGAGAACCCCGAAGCCTGGTCTAAAAACCGTGTCGAGTTTCTGGACAAGTTCCTTTCCGACAAGACTAATTATGACCACAGTAAAAACTACTGGGCCGGTGTCGGCTCCTCTGTTCCTGACGCCTTGTTTGGTTTAGTTAACAGTGTTGGTGCATTGTTTGGGCTTGAGTTTTCTGCTAACTATTTAGCTGAGTATCAAGCCAAGCAACAGAACAGGAGAGAATTAGCTGGTCTATTTGGAGAAAACCTTGGTTTTTCTTATGATGCTCTTACAACGGCTCCTGCTGTTGTAGCTGACCTTGCCGCTACTGCTTTAGTTATTCCAAAGACTGCTAAGGTGCTTTCGCTTGCTAAGGGTGTTATGTCCCCGCGCAATGGTTTCAAAGCTATGACATCTCGGATGCTTCTACGAGAGGCTGGAGAAAAGGCTACGCTTACAGCTAATAGAAAAGCTGCCCAAACAGCAATTACAGAATCCACCAAGACAGGAGCCGAAGCGTATAACGCTATTAGTTCATTTAATAAGTTGGTTGGAAGCAAGTTGAATGTAGGAACAGCAGTTTTCCTTACATCTGCCAACCGCAGTGCTGGTGGAATGTACGCCACAATTTATTCTTCGATGCCCGAAGATATGTCTCATGAGGAGAAGCACGATAAGGCTTTAGGTCATGCACTACTTGGTGGCTTGATAACTGGTGTAGTTACTTCCGGTTTCACTGCAATTGGTGCAGGCGGTATTGAGAATGTATTCACCAGAGGACTTTCTTTCAGTGCGGCAAAGCGAGTCTTGGACAAGATTGGCGACCCAGGTTTCCTTACTGATGAGGGTTTGAAGAGACTTTTAAAGAAGCATATTTCTTCACAGACTAAGAAATTGTTTTTTGAGAAAGGAGCAGGTCTTGTGACCCGTGTTGGAGTGAGCGCACTTCAAGAGGGTGTAGAGGAAGGAATTGATCAGTGGGCACAGTCTTTTGTGGAGGATTCAGCCCTTCAACGAAATACTCCAATGAGGGATCGTGTCATGCACACTGTCCATGCCTTCAAGCTAGGTGCCGTAATGGGTGCTGGTGTTAATGTCATAGCTCCCGCAGGAGGTTCTGTGTGGAAGCGTATGCAGAAAACAATGGGGCGTGAAAAAGCCCTTGAGGAAGACGAAACAATATTCCTTTTTGAACAAGTTCAAAAGGCCGCAGACGTTTTGGAGCGCGCAGACTCTCCACAGAGTGCGGCTAGATTGCGTGAGTTAGTTTTTGAAAAGTTCACTAAAGAGCTTGCTTCTAAAGAGTCTCCACTCCCACGCACTGAAGTCGCCACAGAAGAAGAGGAAGAGTTAGAGATTAAGTTCCCTGAAGAAGAAACCGCTATACCTTTAAGTGACAAACAGCGCGGGGAACATGCCGCTACGGTTGCTGTTGCAAACACATCTCTTAACGAAGATTCAGATGTTGATATTGATTCCCTTCCTGTTCTTAACCCTGACTCTCTTGAGTTTGCAAAAGCTGTCAACGATCCCAATTATAATATTGATCCAGACGGAACAATTAGAGGAGTAGTAGACCCCAAAACGGATGAGTGGGTAGGAGCTAAACCAGCGGAAACCGCAGAAGAAGAAGCAGAGGAAGCCTTGGCAGACGTTGCAGCAGAAGCTACAGAGGAAGCCTCGGCAGATGTTGCAGCAGAACCTACAGAGGAAGAAGCAGAGGAAGAAGCAGAGGAAGAAGCAGAGGAAGAAGCAGAGGAAGTTACTCCGCCACTGGGTAAGGTCAAAAAAGGTGCTTTTCCTAAAGGACTTTCTTCTGCTGACTACACAGACCCAAGTCGTATTAAAGATGCTGTTTCCCTTTGGCTTAATGTTAACGATGGAGCCATATTCAAGCGTTTTAGAACGCTGGGAATTGAGGTAAAAATTGACCCTGAATTTGGGCACACTAACCCTGAAACCGGTGAGCTAACTAAACTTCCTGCGGGGGTTGAAGTTATCACTGAGGGGGAAGACCAAAACAAGATTGTATTTTGGGTTAACCCCGACAAGTTAGCCAGTGACTTAACTAGGGAGAAAGATGACACAAGAGCCAGTGCTTTCGATGCACTCATGGCCCATGAGTTGGCGCATATTGCGGAAGCATCCTACTTAAAAAGTAAATGGAAGAAGAGTAACTCTGCCGTTGATTTCCATCAATACTATTTAAGAGAGCGCACCAAAATTTATGACAGTCTAGAAGACAAGCATAGTGATATTCTTAGGGCTTCAGTTGCGACCTATTTAAGAATGGATGAGACCGCTGTTGTCTTACCAGGGGAAGAAGATTCTTCGGGTAAGAAAGCGACCATGGAAAAGGAGCAGATTATTTCTGAGGTGGTTCGCTTTGCAATGGATGCCAAAAGGCGCGGTAAACTACAGGAACAAGCCTTCAAGGGTATGACCTTGTCTTCAAAGCTCTATTTATACATTGAGGGCATCCTTGATTTTATTAATAAGAATCTTCTCAAGAAAAAACTTATAGGAACTAATAATGTTAAGGAGCTTAGAGAACATGTTAAGAGTGTTGGGGAGGAACTTAGTAAGTATTATACAGCTAGAAATTTAACTAAGAGTCTTAGCCAAAAAATAGATCGGTTAGCCAAAATAGAAAAAGAAGAAAAAGCCCTTCAAAAAGAAGCAGAAAAAGCCGAAAAGAAAAAGGGGGAGTGGGTTGCGAATGAAGATAAAACTCTTCATGACTCTCCTGAGATTGACGGAGTCCGCAGGGATCAGATTAAAAAAGAGGGGGAAGAGTGGCAACTTATTATTGATGGAGCTACACAAGAAAAGACTTACGGCTCCTTGGGTGCCGCTAAAGGAGCTTACCCAAAGGTTCTTGAAGCTATTGCAAACCCGATACCTGAAATCTCTGACAGCACTATACCGGCAACTGATGCGGATCAAGCATACCTTGATGCACACGAATTGCGTAATAGGGAGATTAATAACTTTAGTGCTGCTGCTCAAAGAAGAAGGCAGGCTCAAAGCACAGAGATGGCTACACAACTTCTCTTGGCTTCAGGTCAATTGACTGAAAACCAAGTAGGGATCCTGCGTGAGTATCATAACGCCTTGTTAGAATTAAGGCAGATCACAAAGGCGAAAGCTAATCCCGATGAACAAATCAAAAAGGTTAAGGAGATAATCAGCAAGGGCAGGAGTTGGACTGCATGGAAAAAAGATGCTTTAATTTTTAAAGTAGGTTCAAAAGGAGGGATAACAAATTTCAAAGAAGACTTTGATGCATATGCAAAAGGCTTCTTGGCGGCGGCAATTAGAGAGAAAAAGATAGAAGGAAAACCTGAGATTACTGTTACTGATAGGGATCTCCCTGTTGTGCCCTCGAAAAGATTTACTAAGCCAACAAAGCGTCTTGTGGTTGGTATGGCTCCTTCTGAAAATGCGGATGTTCCGGTAGAGGACACTGCTGCCCAGCCCGTTGATGAGGCTACTCAAGAACCTATGCTGGAGGTTCCCGTTATGCCTGTCCATTTGGACATGTCTTTGTTGGAAGACATGAAGGTTTATTCAGGAGCTTCTATTTCCGAGCAAGAGTCTGTGGTTCAGGATAAAGCACACTTTATCAAAGCACTCTCAGAAGAGCATTTTAATATAGAGGTTACTACAGACAGGCAAGGGGATGAGGACTCAAGCTACAGGGATCATGATGCAGTTCGATTTCAGAATATTGATGGTAACCTAACTGCTGTGGTTAACCCGCTTGGTGTTGCCAAACTTGTTGACGGAAAAGCTGAAGCGGATTCTGATGCTACAATAGCTTTTCATTTTATTACAAAGCTGCACCAGCATAAAATTTTAGAACAACTTTCACAACAAGAACTAGACTCAGTAGGGCAACTAGGAAGTGAGGAATTGATGCGCGTAGGGCGTGAGCTACTCCCTAGACAGGTAAGCTCCAAACTAGATGGCGCGCTGGATAATACGAATACTACCGTTAAATTTATTCTAGGTGATATAGTCACCAAGGTATCTGATGATACACTCACTCTTGATGACATCTCTCTTATAGAGAGCAACCCCGAACTTGCTACTTTAACTACAGACGTTTTAACAAAACTGTATGTTGAGACCAAGAAGACTATCTCAGGGTTCCCTAACCTTGACGCAAATGAGTCCTCCTTAGCTGTTACCAACAAGGGCTTTAATTACTTGGCGGCTAACCTTTCTCAGTTAGCTAGAACCATTAATGATTTAAACAGCCGGCATGGGATTCCTTATCAGTCTCAAACTCAAAAACTACTCGACCCAAATGATGTAGACATAAGCGGAGACGCAATCATCGATGCGTTGGAAGAGCAGTCAAAGCCATCATCCCTTATGCTGTTCGCACAGTCACCGGATACGGCTACTGAAGAGCAGGAAGCTCTTATAGATGAGGAGACAAAGAAGGAGATTGAGAACATCGAAGCACTGCTGGAACTGGGCATATGGGAGTCTGGAGAATACAAAGCCCCAGGGAAAGGACAGCCTGGTTTTGTTCAAAAGTTGCGCCAGCTTTTTGAAGGAACCGCAGACCCTAATTTAAGGAGGATCAAACAACATAATGAGGGATTCTTCCAGTATATAAATAAGGTAATGGGTGATTGGTCTAGGATTTCTGAGCGTCTTATTAACGAGGCTTACGGTTCCTTTGAGCAAGCTAGAGCAGTAGGAGGAGCGCAGGATATAATGGATGCCTCTGGATCTACTGAAGGTTATACCCTAAAGGATTCGTTTATTAACAAATTGAACAAACAGTATGAGGAAACTAGGAAGGCTGTTGAAAGAGATATAAAAGACGACCCTAAGTTAAAGGCAGCCTACATCAAACGCGCTCGACAGCTACGCCAAAAGAGAATTGACGACGAGATTGAAAGTCAAAAGAATAAGATTAAGCGTAGAAGATTAGCTGCTTTATCTAGAATACGACAGCGGTCACCTGAACTTTACCAGCACTTAATAAACATGCGTGGTTTGGTTGACACAATGTCAAAGAAGATCAGAGACGGTTTAGGGCTTAATGAAAAACTAAAGATTAAGTTCACTAAACAGTTGGAGGTGTATCTTACACGTTCCTACAGAATTTTCTCTCAGCCTGGTTGGAAGGAGATGATCCTTACTAGTGACCACTCTGATGTGGTTCAAGCAAGAGAGGCCGCTAAACTAGAGTATGCCAAGCTGTGGAAGCAAAAGAAGCGCGAAGAACTATTCGATAAGTATTCTAAGAACCGTCCAGAAGGATCGGAAGAGCTTAGTTCAGATGATTTGTGGCAACAGGCTACAGATGAAGCTGAAAAGCAATTTAATATTAAAGTGAGCGAAAGGGCTGCGCGAGGCGAAGACTTTGCTGACAGCTTAATGCGCGAGCAGTTGGACAAGTATGAACTTGGAGCGACTGATGTTTTACACCGCAAGGATAATATACCTGCTCCGATACGGAAGATATTAGGAGAGTATGGAGGAGAAACAGGTGACTTTAATCTGATGCGAACTTTCCTGAATGTTAGTTCCCTTGCTGCTAAACAGTCATTGGCGTCTAACATTATCAGTGCCGGTAGGACAGGGGAGGGAACTGCTAATGAGGATCGTTCACAGTGGTGGTTCTTTACTCAGAAGGAGCGGGACGAAATGAATGACAGTAGTTCACAGTTCTACAATCCAGAACTGTATGCCAAGCTGTCAACTTGGGGTTATGTCAATTCCGTTGATAAAAACATGGCAGGCCCCAGTGAGTTCAACCCCTTCTTGAATTTTATTAAAGATGGAGAAAATCAAGGAACTCTCATAGCTTCGCCTGAAGTTCAGAATGAATTACGGGCGATGTTTGTTAAGCAGAGCGAACACGACCCTGTTAGAAAGCTGACTGAGAAACTTGATACAGGTTTCCGTAAAGCTGTTGGGTGGTCATTGATGTCCAAGACAATAGGTAGCGGACCCTTCTATTCAAGAAACATAGTATCAAACCTTGCTTTCTTTTCTTTGGCACAGGGCATGGCCCCTACGGGAGTAACAAAATTGTTTTCAGAGCTTAACCGTCTGTTTATACAGAACAACAAACCAAAAGCCATGGATGCCTATATCCATCGCTTGGTAGGTTACCGTATCCTAGATAATGATTTTACGGTGGGTATGATGGAAGACATCCTTGCAGGTAAGACAACACCTGAGTCTCTCTTAGCAGAGACTAATCAAGCGATTGATGATGCCATGGAGAAGCAAGGCATTCCCAAAGTGGACTATGCCACAAGTTTTTCTGCGCTTAGAAGTAAGCTCGAAAAGGTAGGTGACTTAGCTGAACTTACTGTAGGGGATCCTGTAATCAGCAGACTTAAAAATCTTTCAATTGCGTGTGATTCATTTTACAAAATTGCTTATTTTGAGAAGGAGTTGAAAACTCTGAGGGGTGCCCGTGAGGAAGATCAAAAGAAAAACAAGGACACCCTCATGGCGAATGCCACTGATAATAAACTGGAGAGGTTGGCTGCCGATAAAGTTTTAATGACGGCTCAATCTTGGAGCCAAGCAATGAACTTTGGTAAGGCATTCCAGAACTCAGCGTTGGGAGTTACTCTTGCCCCTTACTTGCGATTTAAGCTGGAGGTTGTTCGTATCGTTGCCAATACATACAAGCTGGGAACTCAGGAAGTTAGAAGCGGAAATTCTGTTCTTGTAAGGCGCGGTATGCGCCGTCTTGCAGGTATGACTACTGCATTAACCAGTTTCTCAGTCCTTGCAAAAACACTGGGTCAGTGGTCGGTTAACCTTATTGCTGAACTATTAGGGCACGAAGAAGCTGATGACCTAACAGATGAGATGAAGGAGACCTTGCTCGCGGGAGTCCCACCATTCTTAAAAACGCACACGTTTTATTACACCCGCGATAAAGAGGGCAATTTGATTTCTTGGGATCTTACCTACCTAAATCCCTTTGCCATGTATACCGATGCGTTGCCACAGTTTTGGTCACATGCTACAGCGGGTCGCATGGGGGATGCTTTCGGTGCTGTATTTAAAACGGCTGTTGCGGTCCCCTTCATGGAGGGTCAGATACTGACAAGTGCTGTGGGGTCTGTTGCTAGGAACAAGGATTCCAGGGATAACCCGATTTGGTTGGAGACAGATAACTTCTTAGAAAGAACTATTAAACAAATTGGTTACGTTTACCAACAGGCTTATGAGCCACCAACTTTGGCTCGCCTTGGGGGCATACGTCTTGGCTACACCCAAGAAGAAGGATTTGACCTTAGAGTGTTGGATAAATTGTTTGCCTCTATTCAGGCCGGTAGGGAAGGCGATTGGTTTAACTCACCATTAGGTTTGATGATGGGTGAGGTTATGTTCGTGAAAGGACATAGGGTTGACCCACAAAACACAGCATTCCGTATCATGCAGGGTCTGGCCAAGGACAAGGACTCTATTAGGAGTATGATTAACAGGCTTGCCAGTGACCGTTTGATGAGTGAGGAACAGATAGAGTCCCTAACCAACCAGTATATCAATGTGCAGATGCGTCTTGCAAAGCGCGCAATGAAACATTGGCAGCCTTTGCTTGATCTTGGTGTTGACCCTGAGTGGCAGCTGAATGCCTTAAACAGGCAGTTTGGGGCAGACAATGTTGAGAGTATGGTATTTGATGGTCAACTCAACATCAAAGGATTGAGCAACTACATTCAGGACTTAATAGCCCAAAACCCGAAAGAGGATGTTCGCGAGAGACTGCTACAGTTTGAACGTCTCTTCTATGAGAAGACCGAAGGTGGTAATTTAAATTTACCTTAAAAGACGTAGCCCCACCCCCTTTCGAGGGTGAGGCTCGTATGTCCAAGACAGCCAATGAAGGCAAATTTATTTAGATAGGTAGCACCATTTCTCAATATTGGCTACCCATTCATCACGGTTTCCTTTAACAGATAAAGTTATTTTCTGAGGGACTCCACCCATCTCTTCAGTAGATGTGTAGAACTCTTCTTCAGAGGACACCTTATTAATCATGTCCTCAGTGCTTATATCTTTGTTATTTGATGTGGCCAACTCCACCCCAGTTAACTGATCCAATAAGTCTTCTAAGGGGATTAGGAAGAAGGGCGCATTGCGTCCACGCTTTCCTTTCTCCTTGAAGCTCACTACTGACTGCCTGTTACCAGGGTCAAGGGTCACATAGTATTCTTTCCCGTTGAGCTTTACCTCACGGGTTATCGGTTTTGTTAGTTTCGTCATTGCTTTCTTTTCTGTTTAGGTAAAGGCACCATAGTATCAAAGCGATACCATGTGCCGGTAGGATTGAGATTTGCAAGATCCCTTGTATTTGTTCTGGTGTCATTACTTTATGTGCTTGTCTAGTATTAGTAGCTTGTTCACTTTTGTGATTCCACAAGGTTTCCAACCTGCTTTTTTAAAGCAGTAACCAGGATTGTCTGACTTTACTTTTAAGGGAGCCACATAGGTGTATAATCTTGTAGCTCCCCACCGATCAAGGGCAACTTGCTCGGCCTCAAGGATTAGATCAGAACTTCTTGTGGGTGTTTCATTTCTGAAGATTGAACAGTTTATCCCCTGCTGGTTATCTCCTGAATTAAACTTCCTCCATACAAAAAGTCCTCCTTCCATGACAAGAACAGTCTTAAACCCAGGGCCACAGAATAGCTTGGGTTTTCTACCATCCTTGTATGGTCTATATGAATAATGCCTATGGAACAATGAACGGGCATAGTCATTGCCATCCTTTGTAAAGAACCAATGTTCAGTTGCTTTCTCCATCCCCTCTGTTGGATTCAATATTTGTTCTGGTGTCATTTTCCTCTTGGGTTGTCCCATGGCTTATAGCGCGTTAACTGCCAGCCATGGAAGTGTTTAGCCATATACTCAGCTTCCTCTCTACTTGAGTAAGTGTGTTGGAACTCAAGTTTCTTTAGGTGCTGTATCTTCCAATTATCACCATACCTGTATAAGTAGGCACGGGGTCTCTTTACACGAATCATGGCACAGGAATCAGAGCAATCTGGATGTGAGGATTCTGAAGGCACGTTCTGCGGTAGCAGGGACAACACCGTTGCCCAACATCCTCAGTCGATCCACTCTGTTGGCAGTTGTGTCCACTGCGGGGGGACACCCATTAGGTGTTCCACCCAATTCGGGTTGAGCTTCGCGTTCGTAACTGACTGTTGGTCGTTGAGGTTCTTTGTCCTCTTCTCGTCTTCCCACCTCTTCGGGTCGCCACTTCTGTGGTCTCTCGTCTGTGGTGTTGCCCAGTTCGCTTCGTGTGTCTCCACCGCATCCCGCAGCTTCGCCCCGAACCACTGGTCGCTCTTCTCCCTCCGGCTCCTGAACCCCTTGTCTGTCTCCTGAGTCTTGATCCTCCCGCCCTCGACATCTGACACTCTCGCTGTCGGCCATTGCTTGCTCTCCTCCTTGTATATCTCCACTGCCTTTGGGTCTACTTGTTCCCGCAGATTCGCCGGCTTCTTCCGCCCCTTTCGGGCTGTCTGTGCTTGTCGTCTCAGTGCTTCCTCTGACCTTTGGGGCAGACTGTCCATTGTGTTTGGGGTTGCCCACGACTCCTTGCGGACTTGGGATTGTAGCCCCTTCTGTTGGCTGTTGGGTCCCTGTGGCTTTTCTGCTTGGCTGGCTGTTGGAGTTACCCACGACTCTTGGTTCTTCCCACTCGAACTGGACTTCGCCTGGTCTTGCTGGCCAAGGTAAGCCAAACGCTGTGGTAATGTCTGCCTGCTCACAGTTGTCCTCGACGGAGGCAGGGTGCCCCCGTCCTTCCAATCCCGTGTCGTTGGTGTTGGCCATGTCCCCGCTACTACATCCGGTAGCAGTCGTCGTTCCTTCTTGGCTTGGCTCTCCGCTGAGTAAGCTCCCTTCCAATCCCTTGAGGTCGGGGTTGGCCACTTCATAACCTGTTCCTCCAGATACAGGGGCACACTCGTCTTGCCCTGCTTCTTCCTGAAGGCCAAGCATTTCTTCAACGTAGCTTCTGAGCGCGGACGACTCATCGCTGTTGGAGTGCCCCATAATAAAGACTCGCTTTCGTTGATGGGGCGCGCCGACTTCGCTCGCGCTAAATAATCCTGCCGTTGCGCTGTAACCCACTTCTTCCAAGCTTCGGAGGACATATTGGAGAACACTTTCTCCGTCTCCGGTTTTGCTGGAGATGATGCCTTCGACGTTTTCCAAGAAAACAAATCTTGGCCTACACTCTTTGATCCCTTCAAGGATGAATGGGAAGAGGTGTCTTGGGTCTTCTGTTGACTTGTGCGCTCCAGCGTTGCTGAAGGGTTGGCATGGGAAGCCTCCAGTGAGGATATCCACTTGTCCACGAAACTTTCGGAAAGGGAATTCTTTAAGGTTCGTGAACACAGGGCACGGATCCAAGAGGCCCGCTTCCATCTTCGCAACCAAGTTTGCGGCTGCGAAGGCTTCGATCTCCACATGAGCGATTTCTCGCACATTTGGGAGAACTCTTCTGAGTCCAATTCCGATCCCTTCGTATCCACTACAAAGGGAGAGGTGTCTGATATGTTTTTCGGTATTATCCACATACATTTACTTTCTTTCTTTTTATGTTTTCTATTTTGGTTTCCCCGTATCTTTGTCTTGGACACGGATGATTATTTTCTTTTCTGTATTCTCTTCTCCAAGGTTCTCTGTGCCCCGCACAGGGCGCAGATCATGATGTTCAGTATTAACCAAACGAGGCTTATTAGGATCCACAGTAAGATAGATTCTGTAGTCTGGCAGAGGTTCACGTTTCATTGTTGTTTAGTTTAGTAGTCAGGTTGATGATCTCATCAATTGATTCTTGGACTCCTTCGTCTTGTAGACTGTCCTCTACTTTCTTCACGGATAACCAACCTGAAGTAAAGTGCCGGCCAAAAAGCCAAGCAGCTTCTTCGTAGGTCATTCCTGTCTTCCGTGCGATGTAGATACCTAAGTGTGCCCAAGGTGTTATGTTATGTTTTCTTGATGTCAGCACTTCTCTTTCAGAGTAACCAGATACAGAGGCTACAGCTTCCACCAGTTTACTTGTTCTCGTTGTCTTCTTCTTTATCAGCTTCATTATTTTCTTCTTTGTTCTCCTGAAGGAGGACTATTGATCGGGGTGCAAAGTCCATTAGATCAAGAGGGAACTCTTCTGCAACCCTCTTAACTCCGTAATCATCCGTAGTTATGATATACATCCGTAGTTCCTTTACTTCCCCATCTTTAGTCTTGATGGCGTCTACGATGAGCGGTAGCCCATCCGGCTCTATCTCTCTCCGAAGATACATTATATTATATATTATTAGATTTTATATGTAATTCAAGTAGCTTTTAATTAATACTAGTAGTTGAAATCAGTAGCTACTCGACCCAGTTTATCAAGAGTCGTTGATACCCATTCACTTAGAGACATGTTCTTTATGTGCTTGAGTGTTATGACAGAAGCCCATCCATCCAGGTAGTCTTTACCATCCATAAGGACACCAACTAAGATGGCGGTGTCATCAGGGTGTAAAACATCCTGTACGGTTTCTCTAATATCATATGGGGATAACTCAGAGTTACCTTCTTTAATCACCCAAGGAAAGCGTCCACCATTCTGCGGACCACCTGTTATAGCATAAAGGGCTTCCTCTTCGGTTTTCTTGACCCACCATTGGATGTTGGCTTGCGCCATCTTCTTAACGAATTGGTCATGGTTTCTTACTCTGAAGTAATTACTCCGGTCTACTGCGAATTTTACATATTCAATGTTACTCATATTGTATTCAGTTTAAGAGTGGGTTAATGCCTTCCTTCTATCTTCTTCGCACTTCCGTATAGCCTTAGTGAACTCTTCTTTGCTGAGTCCGTTCAACATGACGAAGTGATCTTCCCACCACTGGCACTTCTTCACCATGGTGAGATACTCTGGCGAGGGTTTACCACTGTTCCTTAGCTTGACTTGGTAGACCTCACCACCATCGACATACTCAACCTTGGAAGCGCGAGCAGCCTTTTGATGCTCCTTCCAGTGCAGATCATCCTGCACTAGCTGATCGATGATGTAGTCCAAGCACCGCAAGTAGGACTCCAAAGACTCATCATTGCGAGCCTCCTCTTCTGCTTTCTTGAGCCTAGCTGAAGCACCGGCATCAACCTCCCATTTGTTGTCTACTACTTTGCCATTAGCCCAGTAGTCAGTTTCACCTCCGCGCCCATCATTCTTTGCGCCCCCTGTCTTCTTGCCGTCAATCCATAGATCAGCGGTGAATGCATTGGTTTCTTCACTCATGTTTGTGGCGTGAACCACGTTCTTTATTTCTACTTTCGTTTTCATTTTTTGTCTTGGTTTTCTTTGGTTTGGTTTAGTGGACACCAATAGCAATATTGATGTCTGAGAATGTATCAAGGCCACAGGCGTGACCCTTCGGGGTGCATGTTCCACACTGACCAGGGCATACGAACGTCTTGCCGAACCCAGCCAGCTTGGCAGCTTCACGCACTGCTTTCCGATAAAGATTAGTACGATTGCCTATGGGTGCGTCTACTTCCTTTGGTATGTCAACAGCCACGAAGTTCCCCCGTGTGCATGACAACTTCTCCACCTGCTTCCGCATTTCTTGATCATAGGTCGATCCATTGGACAAGTTTAGTTTGTAGTTGACAGGAAACTTGTAGCCTAAACTGTCCCATTGGAGGAACAGTTCCCATGACTTACTGTATCCATAGCACTTGATGTCCGGCCTCTCTTCAAGTAGATCGAACCAGAACTTCATGGTATCTAGATCATGGAAGTCTCCATCCACATAGAGCCTGAAGGTGATCCCTTCATCAAACTTCAGGAACTCATCCCGCAGGATCGAGGGTTCATGGCGCAGGAGCCAAAGGTTCTGGCACTGCCTGAAGAAGGCTGCCGGATAACGCCATGCCTTCAAGCTATAGCAGTAGTTCTTACAGCCCCCCGCACCAGGGCAGGTGACAATGGGCAGGTTGCTGTATGCCTTGAAGGGTAGCTTCATGTTGCCATCTGCAAAGGTAGTGAACTGAGGTATCTTATGCACCAACACCCTGTCCATGCGGTGTGCGAAGTAACCCCATGTCCCGCGCTTCTCCGGCTCACGCCAGTGGAAATGCTCATGAAGATACTCACAAGCATCTGTTATTGTATTGTCCTCCCGCATCATACGGGCGAACTCCATCTGGATGGGGCGTGTAACCCCTGCTTTCTTTTTCATTTGTTTCCTTTCTAATAGGTTATAAACCTTTTATGTAGCTTAGATATTTCACTGGCATGGCCGACACTAGCTCAATGGCTAGTTCTAGTGCTTCTTTCATTTTGTTTCTTTTCTTTTCTTTTCTTTTCTACGGTCAGATTCATCTTTGTCCCCGAAGTATGCCTGACCAACCGCATACTCTCGGAGTTTTATTCCCCAGTATTCATCTAACCTGTTAAGGTTAGGCAAGAATACCTGTTCATCAGAGTTCCAATCTGCTGACTCTACCAAGTAGCCTTGCCACAAGGCTTCCTTCGCTTCCTGTTCAGTTCGTCCTGTGGCCATGAGTCCATAGCCGTCAAACAAATCAGGTTGCGATGCGACCCATATAGTTTTTTCTGTTTTCATTTTGTTTTCTTGGTTTGCTTGCACAAGCTCATGCTTGCATTTCTTCGATCTCTTCTTCTGTAGTAGCACCCAAGCGGAGCGCATACTTTATGATTTCTTTATGCTCTGTCAGACATAAGTCTGTTCCGTCTGCCATGAGGGTACCGGCAAAGAACCAACCCTCATCTACATATTCCAGAATGAACTCGTATTCGGGGAAGTCATTTTGTAGCTTCCGAATGACAGGAATGGGCGGTGCCCAGGCAGTAAAGAACTTACCGTCCGTAGAGAACAGGTCGATGGTCTCATCCTCATTGGCATCATAGCCATAAGAAGGGTACACATCCCATTTAGTCCCCCAGTTATCCACAGACCAGTCGTACCAGTTTGGGCTATCTGATGGGGACGTTGTCCCTTTTAGTTGCTCCGGCATTGGTATCACCTTGTCCAAGCTGAAGCGTTTAAGGAGGCCCCGTAGCTTGGGGTCGTCTATGTGCATGACCTTTGATCCATCCTTCTTGTGGACAACGGTCAGTTGGTTTGTTGTATGGTTAGGCATTTGTTTTCTTTGGTTTGGTGTGTAAAAAGAAAGCCACACCCCCAAGAGTAGAGGGTGTGGCTTTTCTCTAATTCGTTATAGTTATACTTCGAGTAGTTCGCGCTTGTTGTTTAAAAGAAGTTCACCCTTATGGGCTTCCTCATCTAGGGCATTATCATCTAATACCTTCGTCAACCACTGAGCAATACTCGCTTTCTTATCTGCGCCGGTTCCAAACTCCGCGCTGGCAAACTTAGACCAGCTACGCTTGTTGGTTCCGTCATCCCGTCCAGTGCCATCGCCAGCAGTGTAGTACTGAGTGGCTGCATTGAACAAGTCATATAAGGTCTCGCCCTTGTTGCCAAGTCCTGCGGTATGCAGTTCTGCAATATTCATAATGCTGTTAAATGCCCTAGTGGATAGGTCACAGTTGATCTCAACATTATTCCAAGCAGCAATCAACTGTTCAGCCTTCACCGCATCACACTCAACTGAAGCAAACCGTTGCATCAATTGCACAAAGACATCCCTGCCAGCATAGATACTAGCAAGGGTCTCAGCTGCATTATCTAATGCAAGCCCTGCATTCTTTGTCTTGCGGATCTTGATGTTGATATCACCTTGATCCGAAAGGGAAGCACGGAACGTGTTAGCACATACAATACGCATGTTGCTGTCATACATCATGATAGAATAAGAACCATCATGGCTTTGGACTACGTTCAGGTAGAACTTGAACATGTCCCCATTGATAAGGCGTTCCTCTTCGCCATCGACAATGATGGTCGCAAAGAACAGCTTGCCATTCTTTAACGTCCCCACTGTTTGGATAGTATACTTCAGTCCCTCTTTGTCGAGGTGACCACAGACAGCCTCCATTAACTGCCCGTTCTCAATACTACAATACCTGTTGGTGGGTACTGATAAGGCATGCACCTGCCCATCGAACTCACGGGTTAGTATCTTGTTGTTGGGAGCAGCCGCAAAGGTGGACAGCAACTCATCTACCTGTTGTGCAGACAGGTAACCCTGTGTTTGGCATTCAGTTAATAACTCCTGCCTCCTTTCTGGTTGGATGTCTGCGAATGCACCACCCTCCTTGATAAGGAAGTAGGCATCTTTGTGGAACTTATCAATCCGCTTCGGACTAATAAACTCCACTATTCTTTCTAGACCATGCCAGCATTGTTCTAAGGCAAGGACGATGTCTGTTTCTTTTATTTCAGAACCCATTATTTTACTTTCTATTTACTTTGTTTTTTGGTTAAAGCCTGAGAAGTTGTATCTCAAACTAGATCATTTTGTTTATACTTTTTCTGCACGGGCTTTGGTAACCCATTGATCCATGGTTCTCCCACATAATCAATTAAGTCAACTTCCATTCGCCCACCCTTTTTATTTTCCAAGCATAGGATATAGCCAGCAGGCCAAACAGGAGCAGCCCGACTGCCCCGATGCCACCAGTTATCCGCCCACTTGTAGGTGATAGTAACTGGCTGATCACCGGCAAAGGATTCAGGAAACAGGTCGCAGATTGCATTGGCTGTCTCCAGTTTATTCAGCAGTGTCACATTCTCATATGCCAGGTCACGCTGTTTATTGATTGCGTCTTGTACTTCTTTACTCATTTGTTTTCTTTGGTTTAGTTAACATCTCATTTAAGACATCAATTGTTAGTTTAAGTTCCGCTTCCTCTACCCCATCCCGCTCTTCCAAATCACGCATTCGGATTAGGTCAAGCCGGTTGGATGCCAATTCAACGGCACACTCCAGTGCTACTTGCTTGCTACTCTTCATCTAGATTCCTTTCTCTTTCTTTTTCTAGTTCCTCTTGCAGTTCCTTCATAGTGAAAGGTGCATAGGCGCGGGGACCATCATCTGCAAGCTCATGCAGTTGTCTTTCTTTATCTGTCATCAGGTTACAGGATGATGCGCGAGCGCAGTTCTTTGATCTTGTTGGCAAGTTGCTGACGGGTTGGCTCAGTCAGGTCATGGCTGCTGTCTTCCCACCGCTGCTCGTAGTTGGCGAGCAGGGCTTTCAGTTGAGCTTGACTCATCTCGTCGTTTTTACTCATGGTTTTATTCAGGGTTCAGGGTTCAGGGTTCAGGGTTCAGGCAAAAAAGCATACGTATCCTAGACCTTCAATGTCAGCCTTTGTGAGACCAGTGACCTCAAAAAAGTGATCGAGTTGTTCGACATCGTCTTCGATATACGTCAGATCGATGATGATGTCACCGCCGTTTGTGTTTGTGTACCCACTGTCGGAATAATCATCCATCAATATAGAGACTATGTCTCCGCTGGTTTTAATTACGAGTGTTGTTACTTTCATTTGGTTCATGGTTCAGTCGTTAGTCTTAGGTTGAATGCGAGTCCCCCATCCAACTAGCGGGGCAAACTCGTAGGTTTCGGGGATGGCAGGGAGTGGAAGGTGTTCCGACTCATACAGTTCTCCTTCTATAATCTTGCCTCCATTCCATCGCACGGTGTGGCCATACTGGACGTAAGCGGAGCCACTGTGAGCAATGATCCCCTTTGGGGGTCGGTTACCCCAATGGTCTTTCGGGGCATAGCGAGACATCTTCTCGCATTTCTTTTCATCCCAAGTTTCTTGGGGGTGGGTGTATAACTCTTTCATTTTGTTTTCTTTGGTTTGGTTTGGTTTGGGGCATCTTTCTTTATCTGTCATCTTGACTGTGGAGGTGCATTACTTGTTCAAGGTTATACTGCCTAAAAGCACGGAGGTTTTCCTTGTGCTTGTCCCTTTCCTTTCTTGCTTTGTTGTAGGACTCATAGCTGTATGGATTATCATCCAGCACACAATAATCACGAGAGTGAAACTCGCATTCATCCAAGGCTTCCTGCACTTTCTTGAGGGCATCATGGACTTTCATTTCGCCCTCTAATAGCTCCTCTTTAGATGTGCCGTTCAGATGGACTGTAGGTAGTGGGTAGTTTACGTTTACTATCATTTTGTTTTCTTTGGTTTGGTTGGTTCTAGATATGGGTTAGGTAGGTCAGGAAACCTTTCAACCCTGGGGTTGGTGGCTTTCCATGCTTGCCATCCCTGTTCCACATGTGACGCGGTTTGGTGCTTTGGTTTTTTACTCATTTGTTTTCTTGGTTACTAATTCTAGCTCTTCACTATCGTAAGCTAGTATCTTGGTTTCAATATCACATCTGCTCAGGGCTGCTAGGAGTTCATCCAAGGCGGATTCAAGTTCCATGGTCGCCCCAAATGCATCTGTGGAAGTCCACAATGTGATTTTCTCTAGTTTTATACTTGGGTTTTTAGTCATTTGTTTTCTTATTTGAATGTGACTTTTTCTACTTGCCTCACAACCCTATACAGGTTGGTCGCGTTGATGCGGTCAACCAACTCTTGAGTAAACTCTTTCTTGGTCTGTTCTGGGTGGGACTGATGCACCGGTAGGTCAACTGCCAGGTTGGTTAATGCGAAGCATGTACCACAACTAGACCACCCACTGTATAGCGTGTAGTCGAGGTAACCACCATTCAGATCACATATCAATGTCATGGCGTGACCATTATTTCGAGTTACTACTGGGTCAACTTCTTCCCAGCACTTGTCCTCGTAGTTATATTTGTTCCTCCCTATATGGAGATGTGCTATTCTACTCATTGTTTTCTTTTGTTTATATAAAAGCCGCGCCCCCATGTAGGAGGCGCGGCTGTTCCTTTGTTAGGATTGCTCTTTGGTTAGGGTTAGTTCCCCCTTACTATTGTTACTTTGTATGTCCGACTGTGCATCGTCAGATATTCTATCTGCTCTTCTGTGACCTCATCACCAACGCGAAGGTCTTTAAACTCACGTTGTTCATCCTTATGCCCCCTATGAGGGGGCATTCTCAGACTCAGACGTACGGATCCAGTGATAGAGTGGATGCAGTACTTTCCGTAGTTATTGCGGTGTATCTTAATGGCTATTGTGTTATTTAATGGCATAGCTTTTCTCCTGTTGTGATACCACCAACGGTGTTGCCGTTGATGTCTGTTAGTGTGTTGCTGTAGCCGATGCCCTCAAAGGGCTTGCCCCTGCCACAGTTTTCCCACCATTGAACCAGGCTTTCGGATGCCCCGCTAAGGATGCGCCCGATCTCTTCAGGGTCATCAAAGGAGGCGTTGTCTATATCAAGTTGGATATTGATTGTCATTACTTGCCCTCCTTCATGCGTCTGCAATGTGCGTTCCACTTATCTGCAGCCTCTGCCATCTGACCAAACTGCTGTTCTATTGCACCATGCCCCTGTTGGGTTGAGTTATTCAACCCCGCTAACATCAAGGGCAATATGTCTGACCACGTTGGGGTCATGTCTACTGTCTTAGGTTTCGATACTCTCATTTGTTTCCTTTACCTTTCTTTGTTTTCTTTTTGTTGTTAGCCTTCGCCTTTGCCGGCTTGGCTAGTTCATTCTTACGGCGTTGCGCCGTGTTCTCCCACTTACGCCTGGTCTTGTCAGTCGCGTCTGTGTATGCACTCCCTGTTGTAAGGAGACTGTCTATCACTTCAATACTAGGTGCGTCCTTGATAAGTTGACGCAATCCCATTGTCTTAGTCGCTTTCATAATGCTACTTGGTTCTAGGTTAAGTCTCACTGTGCCGGTAGCAGGGCACAGGAAACAGGATCAATTACTTGCCTCGTAGGTAACGCATCATACGCTCCACTGCTCTCTTATAGTCTGCCGATCCCCTCCGCCGGCACAACCGCGCTCTCTCCAAATGAGCATGTAACAAACACCGCTGCTCCACGCTCATCTCTTTACCTTCCTCGAAGTCTGGTTCAATATAGTCATCCATATTCTTAGTTCCTTTCATGGCAAAAGGTCTTCTCAACTGGCTTCACATCTTGGTATTGCTCGTAGGGGATAGCTATCCCCCCAACACCTAGACAAGCCCTTCGGTCATCCCGCAGGAATTGCTGGACTGCCCCCCGTTCGCTGTTCTCATATTCAGACCTGATTGTCACAAGCCTGGGTTTATACCCATCCCAATTGGAATTGGTAACTAACACTACATATCTTCCGCTTGGAGATATTACTTTTTCACTATCCATAATGTTATTGTGTTGTGGCTTCAACCTTTACGGTTACGCCGTCGATGCCTTGGGTTATCGTTACCTTTCCACTACTGGCGAAGTCTAGTAAGTCTTTAGCCTTAGTGATTAGGGTGTCGTGATGCTCTTGATGTGCGAGCCTTTTGTAATGCCTAGCGAGTAGGATTTCTCTTGATGTTTCCATTTTTATTAGTAGTCATACACCCCGACCTTGGTTAAGGCACACTGCACAGGGTGCAGGGCGCAGGGTGCCTTTGCTTTACTTACCGGCTTGCTTTGCAGCTGCCATCGTATTGATCGCGTATTCAATGAACCTGTTTAGTTCTCTGAACTCAGATTCGCTGGAGCATATACTCATCTCATTAATCATGAGGTGTTTATCTACTCTATAAATTAAGTCATCATCGTTATGGATAACTGCATGTGCTACTGCTTTTACAATCCCCGTCGTTGATGTGATTTCTTCTATATTCATATCTAATTACCTCCATTGTTTGTCTTCCCTAAGTTGAGAAGATCAAGAGCTTCCCACGCACCACTAGGTAGTGGATTAGTAGGTTTGATTTCCAGGGGCTTACGCTTTTCCCTGTTTAGTCTACCGGTATTCGTGCCTATGAAACTATAGATAGGTATGCCGGTCGATGTCCTTCCTATATAGGCGGTGTTTTCTTTGTCCATTTTATGGTGTGTTTGTGGTGGATTTGCACCAATCCCAAAAGGTCAAGACCCATCGGTTTGGTATTAGTTTGAGTTTGGATCTACGCCCCTTGCCAACCATATAGTTATCCCAGAAATTAGGGTAATGGTCACGGAGATGCCTCATTGTTTTTAAGGCTATGCTTTTAAATAGCTTCATTTTATGGTGTGTTTGTGGTGAATACCAAAGCGTCTCCGCCTTGGTCTAGTATTTCTGATGCTGACATATTATTGCTTCCTTTCTGGTTACTTGTTAACAGCCTTCCCATTCAGATTGCCGTTCTCTCCAGCTATCTGCATAGTCAGACCATGATTCTTCACCGGCATCCGGCTGCCGGATTTGTGCCTGGAGGTAATCAATGCACCAATGGATTTGATGCACCTTCCATGTGATATTCTCATCCCGCTCTTCCTTCTCTTCAGCGGTCGTATTATTACGCCCCAAAAGATCCCACTTGATTGCCTGTGCGTTGACTCGCAAGTCACGCAGCGTTTCCAACATATCTTGGTTAATCATGTTCATTTTACTTTTACCTTTCTGGTTACTTGTTTAGTTGATTGATAAGCCATGTCAGATTCTCTACCTGCACGGCCTTTGCTCTCCGTTCCATTGTTACCTTCCGCTTGCTAGGCTTAGTCAGTGATCTGATCACCTTGCCTGTTAGCTTGGGTGCTTTCCTATTCACATCCGGCGAGTGCCGGTGTGTAGGGTTTCCAGGTGCAACTCTTTGTGGTGTATATGCCGGTGGCTGTTGCTTTCCAATTCGTTTTGCTTTCATAATCATGGCTGCAGTTCAGACGCATTGCCTCATTACAATTGCCTGAACTACAGGTAATGATTATAAATGTAGTTCCCGATCCGATTAAGGATCCTTGCTTTCTCTCCAGGGTATTCGTCCCCCTTTCCAAGTTTAATGTCTATCATGCTCCTTATCGATCAGACAGATCGTGCCTGATCCTCGCTGTAGACTATGCGGATATTATCACTCTTAGGGCGGTTCAATCCCGCCTCCGCTCGCTTATGATTCAGCGGATGCTATCCCGCTGCCGATGCCAATCGGTTCACAATTCCTGGTGGATAACTTCATGCCTAGAACGCTAGGCACAAAACACCACCGGTTTTGTAATGCGATAATCAATATGTGGATTCACCACTAGACAATGCATGTCAATGCATGATCACTAGTTGGTTTTCCTAAGTTGCTTTTGCTAGTCGTTCACTCTCACTAAAACATCTCTGCCACGCTCCATGATCTTTTGCCATTGTTAAGGATTCCATGCAATGAGACATGAAACCGGAAACAAGGCGCAGGATACAGGAAACACAATGCCACTTGTTAGGTGTCATTGTGTAGCCTTAAGGCTACGGTTCGAGCTAATAAAACAAGCTTCAAAGGTTAAGGAAAACCCTTGCCACTAAATCCAACGTCAAGCCTAGTAAGCCCAACTCTATAAAGAACACGCGAAAATATGCGAGGCAATCGCTATAGAAACCACGTTGAAAACCCTTCGCAAGGTTTCGTGATCCTCATGCCGTTTACTAGCCATATTCCGAATATAGGACAAAAGCCCCATTATCAGAATAATTGAACGCCTATTGAACGCTAATACTTTTCCGCCATCGCTTGCCACGTCTTCCACACTCTTCTTAGTGAACCACGTTATTAGTCCCGTGGCGTTTAGACGTGGCGCAAGGAAAAGCAAACAAGCCCCATTGCAGGCACTGTGTCCCGCTAGAGGCTTATTCGTAAAGGCTTTTAACTTGTCGCACATTTTCACCACAAAAGCCCGCTAGCGCGAACGCTAGCAGGCTAATGGGCTTTATATGGTTTAGGGTTTTACTTTTTGCCAAATGTTACCACGTTGAATGTGGTATTGAACGCAAAGTATCTTGAACAAGCTTGCTGTTCACTTGGTGATAATTCACGCCAAATTTCACGCTTCATATTGGCATCAGTGATTGCCTTGTCAATCCCGCCGAACGTGGTCGGAGGAGCGATTTTAAAACGAGCAACAATGCCACAATAGACACTATGGTCATTGTTGTATTGCTCTTGCAGTTTGACATTGAATATATCAGTTTTGTAAACATCGCCATTCAGCAATCTGATCGCAAAAGGCTTTGTTGGTGTTTCGGTTTTAGTTTCCTTCACTTTAGGTGAAGCCTTGGTTTGTGCCTTAGAGGCATTCTTTATCTTTGACATTAAAAAGACTATATGCACAAACCTAATAAAAAGCCAATAGAAATACTGATAAAAAGCAAAAAGATTTCATGCCTCTTTTCACAAGGTTTCAAGCAATGCCTTGCCATCCGTGGAACTTTTGCGCCATTGCATTGAACCGTGAACCATGAGGCCGGAGGCATGAGGCCGGCAACAGGACCAGGACGCCACCGGTGGGGCCAGGATTTTTTGAGCAGGGCCGGCTATAGATATATACCCTGTATGAAAAAATTTGACAAAATTGACCTGGCGGGTTCTTCTTGTGGGGAAATGGCAGATTCTTTAAAAAACGACTACTACCAGAAAAACAGAGAGGCAAGACTCTCGTATCAAAGAGCTTACTACAGAAAAAACCGTAACCGGATTATACGGGCTAGGGAGATTCGCAAGGAAGAGGACCCGAAATGGAGCGAGCGGCAGCGCGCATATAACCGCGCATACTACATCAAAAACCGCGCAAAAATCCGGCTTCAGAGAGAAAAAAAGGCTTCTGAGGGGTCTTAATTGAGAATCTCTGAGCGGTCGAGCGCGCATTTAGAAATCTGAGCGGTCAAAAAGAAATTGACGGGCGGAGCGCGCATTAGTGCCAAAATGGCTCAAAAAGGGCTATTTCCAATACAAATCCCTAAAATGTTTAGAACTTTATCCGTCTGAGCAAACTGAAAACTTTTTTGAGAGGCGAAATGAATTTATTATATAATGTAATAAATTCATTTCCTTCTATAGAAAAGTTTTATATAGGGGGGTTGCGTCAAGTTCTTTCCTGTGCTAGTCTGTTCAAGAACTTTTTAACCGCTCATTCCCATGACAACCGCTCAGAGATTATCGACCGCTCATTTACAACAAGCAGACCGCTTAAAAATACCAGGTGCTTCCAAGTATGAAATCGACGTATACGGCTTCGTTTACCGCAACGGAAAACGTATTTCGCTCCAACGCAGAGGTGCCTGTTGGCAAGCTCAAGTTTATTCAGATAAAGGACAGCGCGTAAACTTCGACTCTGAACGCCTAGCCCGAATCCTGTTCGGTGAGGACGAACCCGAACTCAGGAGGCAGGATATAGAGCGCAACTTTGACATCCGCACTGTGCCCGAATTCCCGCGTTATGCGGTAACACCCTATGGGGCTGTTTACTGTGTGGATCCACCGAAGAGGGGTAAGAACGCTGGTTCCTGTTACCTGCTCAAGGAGTCATTGAGCCGGAACAAGCCTTATGTGAATCTTTACAGGGCGGATGGCACAAAGCGCAGGAAACAGGTTTCATGGGTAGTTAAGTCGGCTTGGGGTGGATTAGACCTTGATGAGGCTTAAAAAAGAATTAAATTTCCGGTTACATGGCAACGAATAAATTGCAGATGGACGGACTTGATGCCCTTGATGGGTTAGGTTCCTTAGATGAGAAGGGTAAGCCGGTTAAGAGTCGCCTTAAAGATGTGAAGAGTGCGGTGTCTCTTTTTGGGACATTGTTGAAGGCCGACGAGCAATCTGCTGCGAACCGCGCACGGGTTGACGCGATGTTTGATGGGGCGAGTCCTTATGATCAAGGCCGGCTTTCTTCCAGTGGCCAGGGTTTAAAGACGAACCTTAACTTTGGGGAGGCGCAGCGGTTGTTGGATATATCGCTTTCTGCGTATGTTGATCTTTATTCCTCGTTGGAGAAGTTGGTTGAGGTGAAGGGTACTTTGGGGGAGCCGTCTGAGATTGGGGCTTTGGAGGATATAGTTTCTGAGGAGATCACGCATTTGTTGCGTGGGTGGCCTGAGTTCCATAGTAATTATTTGCGCCTATGCACGACCTTCATTAAGCATGGGGTTGGCGTGGCATATTTTGACACCCCTGACGATTGGCGTTTTAGGGTGGGTGGTTTCGCGGACATATTGATCCCCCGTCAGACTCCTGCGTCTGAGAACTTCATTGATGTTGCTATTGGGCGTAGGAGTTACCATCTGCATGAGCTTTATAGTTATATCAAGAACCCGAAGGCTGCTGAGAAGGTGGGTTGGGATGTTGATGAGGTGAAGCGTGTGATGATGGAGAATGCGACATCTGATCGGCGCACTGGTGCGGATTCCTACTCGAATTGGGAGGCGTTGCAGGCTGAGTTGAAGAACAACGATGTTTATGCGGGGCATGAGAACCCGACTGTGAGTGTTTTGCATTTTTGGGTCCGTGAGATGGATGGTTCTATTTCGCATTACCTTTGTTCAGAGCGCGACCCTAAGAATTTCCTTTATAAGAAACTTTCCCGTTACGATAAGCCGGAGCAGGCGTATGTGATGTTTACTTATGGTGTGGGGTCGAATGGCACTTACCATTCGATTCGTGGTTTGGGTCACCGTATTTTCAACCACATCCAAACGAGCAACCGTCTTCGTTGCCAGATGATTGACGGAGCTATGTTGGGTTCTGCGGTGATGATCCAGCCGGATAGCCAACGTGCGTTGGATGAGTTGGGCTTTACTTATTATGGGGCATATGCGGTCCTGTCGCCCAACGTGAATATTATTGAGAAGGCGGTTCCTAATCTTAGCACTGCGGTTCAGCCGGCGTTGCAGGATATATCCCAGCAGCTTGCTTTGAATACGGATACTGTTAGCACCTATGGAGCGCAACAGGGATCACCTTACAGGAATCAGATGCAGGTGGTTGCTGATATGGATGTCAGCACCCGTTTGTCTGGGGCGAGTTTGAATCTTTTCTACGCGAGTTGGAACCGCTTGTTGCGTGAGGTTGTCCGCCGGATTGTTAACAATAAGAAGAACGACCCTGTTCTTAAAGATTTTTATTCCCGTTGTGAGGCGCGTGGTGTGCCTAGAGAGTTTATAAAGACCCTGGATGTGGAGCGCACCCGTGCAGTCCGTTCTATTGGCAATGGTTCTTACGCCAACCGCCTTGTAGCTTTGCGGGAGTTGCAAGCGATCAGTGGTTCCTTTGATGATGTAGGACGTAAGAACTTGACCCGCGACATTGTTTCTACCCGTGTTGGTCATGATTTGGCAGACAGGTATACACCGCAACAGCAGGAGGCGCGCCCGACTGTGGATAATAAGATTGCCTTCTTTGAGAACCAGCAGTTGATGACGGGTTCCCCTGTCCCTGTAGTTACAAATGAATTACATAGTGTCCATTTGCAGACACATGTCCCTGCACTTATGCAGTTGATTGAGCAGCTTAATACTGGAGCTGCTGACCCTGTGCAGGCTTTGCCGGCCTTGCAGGCATTTTACCAGCACATTGCCGAGACTGCCCAGCAGTTGGCTGCTGATCCAGCCCAAGCTGGAATGGTAGGTGAGGCAAATCAAGCCTTGCAGTTTGCTGAAGAGATGATAAATAACACAACCAAGCAGGTGCAGAAGATGCAACGCGAGGCAGCCCAAGCAGAACCGGAAGCCGGTGGTGGGGGTGAGCCACAGGTTGACCAAGCACTTGCTGCCAAGATGCAGGAACACCAAATCAAGATGCAAATTGCCCAGCAGAAAGCAGAGCTAGACATGCAGATCAAGAGAGCGAAATTTGATCAAGAGCAGGCTATGCGTGATGCGAAGAACGCAATGGAGATGACCTCCCAGTAATTTATGCCCAAAGAAGTAGCCCTGCCTATCCCGCTGGAGAGGTGGTTCACGGATGTCGAGAAAATTGAGGAACTGCGAAAAGTCTTGGATTCTGAGGCTTTCCAGACGGCAGTTGCAATCCTTAAAGATATCGCCGGACCCAGCAACAGCACACTTAGCACCGACATCAATGAAAATAGTAACCGCCACGCCTGGTATGCCGGTTACCGTGACGCATTTCAGGATCTTCATAAGTTAACCAAACTTAGAGACAAAAAACAAACCGTGAACCAACCAGAAGAATGGACGCACATAGCGACACCGCAGTAGCCGAATCCCCCGAAGTAGCCCAAGCCGATGCACCCAATGCACTTGACCAACTACCTGATGCCAACCCCGAACCTTCCAGTTTCTCAGACGCCCTTGAGAGCGCACTTTCCCAGTTATCAGGGGAGGCGGAAGATTCGTCTAGTAGTCCCGCAGCGGTTGAAGTTGCCCAAGAGTCTCCGCAGGTTCAATCCGAGCCTGCCGTTGAATCCGAGCCTGAGCCTGAATCCAAGGATGAACCCGCTGATAGTGCGGAAAGTGACGCGGAGGAAGCTGGAGATAAAACACCCCTCGAAAGTCTTACGGAGGATGTAGGCGACTGGACCCCTAAAGCTGCTAATCGTTTCAAGCAACTCAAGAGTGAGTTAAAGAGCAGTAACTCTGAGCTTGAGCAACTCCGGCAGACAGCTGCCCAACAGGAGCAGAAGATTAAGGAGATGTCCGGTCTCATTGAGAACCGTGACATTGACAAGCTACAGGAGTCTGTTGCGGACTACGAATATGAGATGGCTTTCCAAAATTTGGAAGAGACTGCCTTGTATAAGCAGCAGATTTCTGAACCTTTAGCTAATTTGGTTGACCGAGCGAACCAAATTGCGGCTCACTACGATGTCAGCGACGAAGTAATGCTGGATATCATTTCCTTGGAGGATGCTGAAGTGCAGGATAACGCATTGAAAGAGCATTTCGGTGACGCTTCTGACAGGGACCGCGCCACTCTTTACCGGATTATTGATAGTGTTGACCCCCTCTTGGATAAGAGGCAGGAGTTGTATGACAATGTTGAGGCTGCTTTAAACGAAGCCAAAGTTTTGGAAGAGCAGCGGGAAAATGAGATATTGGCTGAGAATGCTAAGTTCCGTGCCGATGTCACCCGCAATGTAACCCAGCGAGTTACTGAGAAGCTACCCTTCCTCAGTGGTGTTGAGGGGTTGGACATGAGTGCCGTTGAGGCGAAAGCTGCTGAAATGGATCCAAGCGTTGTCCACCCTGTAGACTTTGCCTACAACGCTGTTGCAGCCCAGTTGCTCCCTATCGTTGTTCGTGAGTATATGTCTTCCCGTAAGGATGTTGACGGCTTGATGGACAAACTTTCTGAGTATGAGGATGCAGAACCCAACATGTCAGGGACACCCGCTTCTGATAGTGGTTCTCGCGCTACAGCAGGAATGAGCTTTGAACAGGCAATCAGCAACGCTTTGGGTAGCTAGTTGAATACTACGCTATATTGAATTATTTTTCAGTATGGCGCGGTTTAAACGACTACCTAGTGGAAGAATACTTTTTAGAGGTGAAACCTTTGCGGGTTTCAACAAACCCAAACGTGCCCCAAAAGGGAGTAAGAAGAAATTCTTTGTATTAGCCAAGCAGGGGGACAAAGTCCGTAAGATTGGTTTTGGGCACAGGGATTACCAAGACTTTACACAACACAAAGACCCGAAGCGGAGGAAGAACTTCCGGTCTCGCCATAACTGTAAAACGGCTAAGGATAAGTTAACCGCCCGTTACTGGGCTTGTAAAAAGCTCTGGTAATGGCTAAGAAGAGGAAAAGAAAAAGCAAATCACGGGTTAATGAGGCTGGTAATTATACCAAGCCAGGTATGCGTAAGCGTTTGTTTAAACGTATACTGGCGGGAACCAAAGGTGGTAAAGCCGGACAGTGGTCAGCGCGTAAAGCACAAATTTTAGCCCGTGAGTATAAGAAGGCCGGTGGAGGATATAGATAATGGCTAGGACAATGACAGAGCGACTTCTTCGCAAAGTTAAGCTGAAGAGGAAGGGTAAGGGTAAGAAAGCCCCACAGAAGTCACTTGATAGGTGGACGAAGGAAGATTGGGGAACCTCTTCTGGCAAGAAGTCTTCAGAGACAGGGGAGCGTTACTTACCAAAAGCCGCTAGAAAAGCTTTGACACCTGCTCAAATTGCGGCAGGTGATAGAAAGAAAAAAGAAGCTACTAAAAAAGGCAAGCAATACGTCCCATATACTAAAGCAGAGAAAGTTGCTTACAGAGGGGCAACCAAAAACACAGGAAAAATGTCATGAAATATAAGCCGAAGCCGAAGACTACGCCAAAGCCTAACAAGCCAAAACCTTACAAGCTTAACAAATAGCATGAAAAAGAAAGAAGAACCTTTCAAGCCCCATGATATGTATAAAGATGGGGTTGCTGTAAAAGCTAATACTGTTGAGGAACACCTCGCATTGAAAAGTGCAGGGTATGGACATGACAAGCCGAAGAAGATAATAGCCACTATGTCTTTTAAAGAAGCGGTTAATGCCGCTAAGTCTTTTCTTGAGGCTGTTGAGTCCCAAATGAAGTAGGATGCCCTCTGATCACATCTCCAACACGGACTACCATAACCACCTTAAATCCAGCCCACACGATAACGGGTATGGGATAAGGGAGGATTATGAAGCTCTGAAAGAGCAGAAGATACAATTACAGCATCGTTGCTCCCTCTACAAAACAGGTTTACATAATGCGCTTGCTTGGCTGAAGGAGAACACTAATATGCCTGATGATGTCAAAGACAGCCACTTGGCAGAGAATATTGTGTGGGAACGCCTGAAAATTAATGAATCTGGATTGGAATAAAATTGTATGCAATGCCATTACTGTCTTAGTTGCCTCTGTATTTGTAGGAGCCGCCGCCCAGTTGTGGAGTGGCGTTCAGACTATAGATTCTAGGATAGAATCCAACCTAGTGGAGATAAAAGCCACTCAGGATGTCCTGTCGGCTCAGATAGACCGAGCTAACGGCAAGCTGTCTGAGATATTGCCCCTCATCCTTATTGATGATACCTTTGATAAACCCCAAAAAGGGGCAAAGAATCTGATAGATGAGCGAGTGCAACGACAAATCCAACAGTCCTATCGACCCTAAGTTCCTTATTTCCCTGCTCGTAGGGTTGGCTGTGCAAGCAGGTGGTATTGTTTGGTGGGCTTCTAAGCTACAATCGGAAGTCCAGCACAATGACTTCCAGATCAAGATGATCGCTAAGGACGTTGCTAAGAACTCAGAGTTTACAGAACTCTGGCCTGCCGGCAAGTGGGGTAGTGGGTCTTTACCCTCTGATGTCAGG